CGGACCGTGAACACCGACGCAGCCCGGCGCCTCATCAACCGCGCCCTGGGAGACCTCACGAGAGCCGCTGAGGCCCTCCAGGACGACGCCCCGGTCCAGCCCCCCTCCGATCCCCCCTCGCGCCCCGATCCCCCGGACGAGCCTACACGGCCGCCCACGCGCCCACCTGCGGGGGAGACGGCGCCGGACATCCATGTGTTGTGGAATGACGGCACAGGTACCCGGATATGGGACCGTTCGCTTGCCGTCAGAACGCCGACCGGCGAGTGGATCCTCAAAGCCAACAACAGCGCCAACGCCCCCTGCATTATCACCGCATCGCACGGCGTGGTGACGGTGACGCTCGCCAACTGCTTTCCGATGTCGGGCCCAGTGACCGTCTCCGACCTGGAGATTCGATGGCCGAATGGGGCGACCACGAAACGGAAGCCATTCTCACTCGATCCCGGACAGGGGATCACGTTCGAGTGGTGTTCCGACGCTTCCCGGTTTCCTGATCCAGGCACGATCCACCCCGCAGCCGTCCCCGTGCTCGACAAGTGGTTTTCCGTCGCCGCGGACCTCGAAGAAGGGGGCTTCACAGCCATCGGGGAGTCCTTCGTCTGGGGTCCCAAGAAGGGCAACGAGGGCAGCTCCGAGGCCGGCATCTACGCCGCAGGAATGGACAAGCTGCTCGGCAACTCGACCGGGGTCTTCATGGCCCACCAGGCCGGCCGGGGCGGCGCGCACCGCCAGCGGATGTGGCGCTTCGACCGTGAGGCGTGGATCGAGGGTCGGCTCGAGCCCGCCAAAATCAAAGGCTTCGAGGGATTCGATAAGACGCGCTCGGTGGGCCTGTTTGGATTCGATGGCAAGGCTGGAGGTATCGCCGGCTTCGACCAGTTCAACTCCAATCACTTGGGGAGGCTCGGCAACTGGCTCGGATTCGCGGCCAAGCACGGCATCGCCTGGGACCGCTTCGCGCTCCGAGTGCTGGCCGATGAGGTCCGGCTTGGGTGGTGCGATCTATCATCGAAGGCCGAGAAACTGCTGAAGAAGGGCGATTCCTGGTGCTTCGACTGGTTCGGCTGCAACGAGATCCTCGACCACTACCCTGCGGGCCAGGGCTGCTTCCTGCTCGGGCGCGGCTTCGCGCACGACCTGCTCGTCCTCGTGAACGCCGAGCGGGCCTGGCCCGGGCGCTACACGGCGGACCTCGAGCTGATGGCCGCAACCATCAAGCACTGCTGGTACGAGGAGGAGGGATGCGTCTACTTGATCCCGGCTCTTGATCCGATCCTGCACCAGAAGGTCTCGGCGTGGAAGAAGAAGGTCGGCATCGACCAGGACACGATCCCGCCGGATGTCTACCCCGCCGTCGCCCGGGCCTTCGAGGCGTCGCTGCTCCAGTGGTCGATGGAGCAGCTCTCTGAGCTCTGGCTGATCGGCGGCGTTCGAGAACTCGCTCACATCGTGGCTACCCACGGGTGGCGCATCCGCAACTACCCCTACGAACTCCGCGTCATCGGCCACGAGGATTGGTCCGACAAGGACCAGGCCCTCGGGTCGCTAGCATTGCAGGGCGAGGCCGGCGACCGCTGGCTCGGAGACAAGACCCTGGAGCAACTCTTGAACGACAAGAAACCGTGGGCGGACAACCCGCTCTACGCCTGCCCCAACGAGCACCCGATCTGGAGGTGAAGCCGTGACACGCATCCACTGCATCTGGGTCTCCCATACTGGCCACTGGGAAGAGTCATACTTGGCCGATGCCTGGGATGAATTCTCAGTAGATGAGAACCCTGCGGGCTGGAAGGACGCCGTGAAGAAGGCGCGCAAGAGCGGAGATGTACGTATCTGCTTCATCGAAGTTCCGACCGACAAGCTGGAGTCCCTCTGGCTCGAAGATGTCATACCTGGGGAGGTGAAGCCGTGAAGCCATGGGAACGAACTCTGCTCATCCTGGTCTGCGTCTACGCTACGGGCCTCAGCATCGCTGTGAGGCATGACCTTCGGCGGGATGAGGACGCCCACAAGGCTTTCGCCGACGACACTCGGAGAGACGTCCACGAGATCAGGGCCTGCCTCGACCGCGACCACGCCATGATCCTCGCGCTCATCGAGCGGGTCGAGGCCCTGGAGCAAGCCGCGAAGCCTCGTGTACGGTGAGCAGTTCAACCTACTGGTGAAGCCGGTATCGGACGCCTGCCCGCACAAGTGCCAGTACTGCTTCTTCCTCAACACCCAAGAGGGCTCCAAGCGCATGAGCCTGGAGACCCTCGAGGTTTTGACCAAGAACTACCACGAGTCGGTGCAAGCGGGGGCGTTCGACTGGCAGGGCGGTGAACCGTGCCTGCGGGGCGTTGACTTCTTCCGCGAGGCCGTCGAACTCCAGCGGCGCTATCCGAGCAGAGAACCCGCCTGCAACTCCCTCCAGACATCCGGGACCCTCCTGGATGCGGAGTGGATCAAGCTCCTCCAGGGGCCCGGTGAGTGGGTCGTGGGGCTCTCCTGTGACGGGCCCACGAACGAGAGCCGGGGCATCCCAAACTCCGACATCGAGCGCGCAGCCAGGCTCCTGCGAGATGGTGGCGTGCCCTTCTCCCTCTTGTGCGTCGTCTCCCGAGAGAACGTCCACAAGCCCAAGGAGGTCGTGCGCTACCTAGCAACGCTCGGGCCGCACTTCCAGGCCATCCCGTGCCATCGCCGGACCCCCGGAGGAGAAGACCCCGGCCCCTCCCCTTCCGAGTGGTGGGCCTGGCTCTCAGGGGCTCATGCCGCGATCCGAGACGAGGGGCTCCCGATCTCCTTCGGGAACGCCATGACCGTGGGCGGCATGAAGCGCGGGATGGCGGGGGACTGCACCCACACGGGCTGTGGAACCTACCTCGTGGTTTCCCCCTCGGGCTCGGTGCACCCTTGCGACTTCTTCGTGGAGGACCCCTACTGCCTGGGGTCGATCCACGAGCACTCGCTGGCCGACATCATGCGCTCCAAGCGCATGGCGGACTTCAAGGCCCTGCACGACATCCCGCACGCGGACTGCGAGCCGTGCAAGGTCAGGAGCCTCTGTAACCGGGGCTGCCCCCGCGACCGCTTCCTGGTCGCTGGGGACTTCACTACCAAGAACCCGTTGTGCGAGGGCGTACAGTTCCTCGCGCGCATCACATAGTAACGCCATGAACACGAACAGATTTACCGAGAACGGTGCGGATGATCCCATTCACGCCATCGACCGCGAGATCGAAGTCCTCGAACTACAGAAGGCCAACCTGGACCGCGCCATCGCCATGAAGATGGCCGTCAAGGAAACCTACCTGAGCTTCCTGGGCAACAAAGAACCGCACCCCGTGGAGGTCCAGCAGGGGCCCATCAAGCCCAAGATCAAGCATAAGCGGAAGAGAATCTACGGTTCGATGCCTCGAGACAAGCGAGCCGAAAAGATCACCGAGATGTTCCTGGAGCGCGGCCCTATGAGCTACCGGGACATCTACGACGCCCTGTGCGAGAAGTACGGACAGGAGCGTATCGGCACGCTTGGGTCCCTGGGATCAGTCCTCCACGAGTTCCGGGATGCGCACGACTGGGACTACGATCCCATCACGCGGATGCACGGCATGAAGGATCAGATCGCCGCGCTCCAGGCAGAGTGGGCGACCAAACAACTGGACAGGGCCACGGCCCCCAAGTCCTAGCGCATCTTCTTCGGGCGGGGCTTGGGCGTGTAGCCCCGGCCCTTACCCTTGCACTTCTTCGCCATCCGATCCTCCTTGGGTCTGGGTCAACGCTCGACGCAGCGCGCCGCGCCCCACGATGAGGACGGCCTTCGCCGCGTCCGAGAGATCGTCGCGCTTCAGGAGCTCGCCTGAGACGTCCAGGGCCGCCTGGAGCGCCGTCCTGCGATCCACGCCCTCGGCCCCCGAGGCGGCCTGCTGCACGAGCGCCAGGGCCTCGTCGAGGCGCTCCAGCTTCTCGCGCAGCTCGGGGTTCTCGACGACGGCCTCGGCATCGGCCAGGTCCCCACGGAAGTTCCCGACCTCGGCCGAGATCGCTGGCCAGTCCGGGCCTCCGGTGGTCAGGCAGCAGGGCGCGAGGCCCACGAGCAGCAGGGTTGCCGCGATGGCGGTCTTCTTCATGTCAGTCGATCGGGGGAAAGAGGATTTGCGCCTCGCGGACTTCCTCCTCGTGACGCTTGCAGAACTCGTCCATGGTCTCGCCCACCTTCGCGTAGGTGATGACCTCGTACATGACGCCGCCCTCGCCTGTCCATGGCGTGGACTTGGGCTCGAACGGCATCCCTTCCGGGCCTCCAGTCATGGCCTCCTGGGCGCGACGGAGGACGGATGCCCATGGCTCGCCGGCCTCCTGCGCGAAGACGATCGTGGGCTGGCCGGGGCGGGTGATCTTCAAGACGCTCATGGTTGATTGGGTTCGTTGGTCGAGGCTCTCAACGCGGAGCTCGAGGTTGACGTAGAAGATTAGGAGCCCCAGGGAGAGTGCGAGTCCCACCCAGGGAGTTAGCGAGCGCTTCATTCAATGGTCGATGTCAGGGATGTCGGGATACTTGAGACGGGTGCGCTCGATCCAGAGTTGGAACCGCTCGATCCGCAGGTAGCCGTCCTGTGAGACTTCCGTGCGCGAGAGCTGTTCGGAGAGCCTGTCGATGGCAGCGCGGAGCAAAGTCCGCTCGAGCTGGCCGGCGCGAACCTCATCCGTCAGGGCGTCCGTGGCCGTCTCGATCTTGCCGACCCGCCACACGATCACCGAACCGATCGCCACCGTTGAGGCCAGCACGCTCATCATCCAGCGCGAGAGCCCGACGGTCATGGGGGTCCTGTCCGATACAGGGGCTACGTGCTTGTTGCTGTCTCCTGCCATTACTCTAGCTCTGGGGTCAGTGCGATAATGTCCGCGTCGTCCGCGTAGGCCACGATCTCGTCTCCGGCGCTCATGGACACGCGACCGGCCCAGCGGTCCCATGCCCCCCCGTCGATCGTCGGTCCAAGGATGGCCGTCCAGGTAGAGCCGGTGTCGCCCTGCCTACGAACCCCTACCCAGAACTGCGTAGATGTGGCCGCCGAGATGTTGGCGTAGGTCAGGCCCACGAGATCCTGGCGCATCTCGGCCTTGTAGACCGTCCAGATAGAGGTCGGGGTCGAGTCCGAGGTCGAGGCCACCACCACGGTCGTCGAGGGGACCGTGACGGGCGGGATGGAAGTGAAGGCCACTACTTCGCCCCCCGGTGGCGCGCTTGCCACTCGCGCAGGTGGAACAGCTCCTCACGGACCAGCTTGCGGGCGTCGGGGGATTGCGTGTCCTCCCACTCCTTTTCCAGCTCCTTGATCCGGTCCTCGATGGGCAGCTCGCGGGTGGTTGATGTCATCAGGCCCAGGCTCTTGGTGATGGCATCGAATCCGTCCATTTCCCCCGCGAGCCACGCCGAGAGGTTCTGAGCCTGGATCGGGAAGACGCCCTTCGCCTCGCTGATGAGGAAGGAGGGGATCGTAGGCACGTCCACGCTGCCAGTCGCCTCCGAGCTCCAGGAGACCGTCTCGCCGGCCAGCTTGCCTCCCTTGGGCTCGCCCTTGCGGTAGGCCCATGTCCCGTCCGGGTTGCGCTTGGAAGTCCTGTAGACGCCCTTGTCGTCGATGCCCAGGAGTTCCTTCCAGGTCGTGAAGGGGCGTCCCGCCCAGTCCTCGCCGGACCAGGCTTCCATGACGAGGCCCGAGACCACGGACGACTTGTGCTTGGCGCTGCGGACCGGGTGGGTGATGAACTTGATGGGGTCTCGGAAGTGACCCAGGATCGTGAAGTACTTGCGCTTGGGGCTCTCGCCACCGGCAGCGCGGTAGAGCGGGGTGATGTCGGCCTCCAGCCAGCGTAGGTGCCCCTCGTCCCAGGCGCGCTTGTAGCGCGTCCAGAAGGTCTTGCCGTCCGGGTCTCGATCGTCGTCGTCCATGCCCGCCATGAGCAGGTTGAAGAGCACCGTGGCGATCCCTGCTCGAGCGGCAACACGCGCCCACATCCCACGGTAGGCCGCGCCCTCTGCTCCCCTCTGGAACGCCTTGACCATCGTGCGGACGTTGGATTCGGTCCAGTCCGGGGCGAGGGCAAGTAGGCGGAAAACGTGCTGCACAGTGGGGTCGCGCTCCATACGGGCCAGATTGAGGCCCCCGAAGTCGTCGTTGGACAGGCTGGCCGCGATGCGCGCCACGTCGCTCTCGGTCATCGCCCCAGACTCCAGGGCCTTCTGGTTCTTCTTCAGCAGGTGGCGGTACTCCAGGAGCGCGGCGGAAGCCTTGAGGTGGGGGCCGAGGCGGTGGAAAAGGAAGTCAATCTGCTGGTCGCGCATCTTGACCAGGGCGTTCTTGATCTCCCGGGCCATCGGAACCTTGTCGATCACGCGCCCGATCGCCGTCTTCTCCTTTAGGGCAGCCTCGTCGATGTCGCGCTGGCGCCTCAGTGTGAGCCCCTGCTCCACCAGGAGTCGCAGGTCAGGACCCCACTCGTCGATGGCTTTCCCGCCTTCGCGGTAGGCCCGCACCGGGCTCAACTTCGTGAGATCGAAGCCGACCGGCGTGCCAAGCGAGAACGAGCGCCCAAACGCCTGGTGGTGGAAGGCGTTCGTGAAGAGCGTCGTGGCCTTGAAGATCGCATTCCAGCGCGTCAGCGCGTCGATGCCAGGGACGCCCCTCAGCTTCGACGGCATGAGCGCGCGATTCAGCTTCCGCGCCATGGCCTTGGGCGCGTACATGGGCTGGCGCATGAAGACCGTCCCGTCCTCGTTCATGGCGAGGTTGCGGCCCCAGACTTTCCCCTCGCCTAGCTTGGTGAGTTCCATCTGTCCGGCCGCGACCCATTGGGTGAAGTTCGGGTGCTCAACCTGGTCCCAGCCTTCCTGCTGGACGGCAGAGAGTAGGCCAGCCTTCTTCCCTACCTCCATGAGGTTGCGGTCGTGGAGCACCTGGGCGGTCTGCTTGCGGGCCAGGAGTTGGGCTCCGATGGCGCCCTTGATTTCGAGTTCCTTGCCCAGCGCCCATCCGTGCAAGATCGACTCCAGCGAGCGGGCCTTGAAGCGTGCCGTGTTGAGCGTGAACTTGCCGTACCCCTTGCCCTTGCCAGCCTCGTCCTGCTTCCAGATCCGGGCGGTGTAGTTCTCGTGGACCGTGCGGATCACATCCGCGTCCTTGAGCATCTTCCCGCGCTCCTCGTTCTCGGCCCGGATGCGGTCAGCGATTCGCCGGACCGGCTCGGGGAGATTCTGGGAGAGGTTGTAGATGCGGCGCTGCTGCTCCGTGAATCCCTGGAGACCGTTCTCGGGGTCGGGTGTTGAGTACTTGTCGAACTGCTCCTGGGCGTTGGGACCGAGGTCGATGTAGACGTGCATCGCCTGGTCCATCTCGCGCACGCGCCGGCGGGAGGGCTCAGGGGAGATCGCCTCGCGGGCCGCCTCGCCCACCGTGCGGCGGGGGACGGAAGAGATCAGGTCTCGCTCTACCCGGGCGGCCTCCTTCTCGGCCCACTCCACGGAGAGGTCGCGCTGCCCGAGCCAGTCCAGGAATAGGCCGCTGTAGTCCGGGTTCTCCGTGATGGCGGGGATCGCAGACTCGGGCACCACGAGCTCGCGGGCGGGGTCGCGGAAGAGCTGGCCTTCCTGCTCCTTGATCTTGCCCGTATCGCGCAGCTCCTTCAGCTCCCTGGTCCGGGTCTGGGGGCGCTTGGGGAAGGCGAACCTTGGTAAGCCGTACTCCGTCACGCTCTCCCGCATCTTGGTGGTGATGGGAAGCGCAGGCACGTCAACGGACCCCAGGCGCTCGGCCTCGGCCCAAGCCGCTTCGGCGGTTGGGTGAACTGAAATCAGGGCTGCCCCCGAGCGGAGCTGGAAGACTGAGCCGCCGTTGAACTCGGAACTAGTGACGTTGTAGTCACCGGCGTCGAGCGCGATCCGCCCCACCTTCGCCCCGAACTTCTTGCCGAGCTTGTTGGCGGTGGAGACCAGGCGCTTGTCGTAGAACTCCGTGAAGCCCTTGCCACCGATGGTGAGCCCCTCGCCCTCGACCATGCCGGACTCCTCGGACATGATGCGGCGAGCCATCTCCTTGCCCACCACGTCCTCGATGGTCCTGTTCCGAGCTTCGCTGATCGACGAGTCCACCACCAAGCCACGCTCGTTGATCGTGAACTCCGCAGGTCCCCCAGCCGTAAGCGCCGTCACGTCGCGGAAACCTCCCGGGCCGTCCTCGAACTCAACACCAGGAGTCCAGGAGATAGAAGAGACCTTTTGCCTGAGATCCGTCCGGTAGCGGTCTGCCTGCATCGCCCCTGTGGTCCAGGCGATCTTGTCGAAGCCCGTCTCGGCGGCCCAGCGGATCATCCGCTTCAGCGCCAGCGTCGGCCAGGACTGCTTGAACGGGGCGTCGGGGACGCCGGGCGTACGGCCCTCGCCGACCTTGCGAGTCTTGAGTTCCACCGCCTCGTTCGTCGCCCAAGTCCCCGAGGCATCAATGGCCTCTTGGGGTGTTTTGCCGTACCCAACCGGGACCTCGACTCCTGAGATGTTGGCGACGTAGTACGCCTCCCACTGTTCAACTGGTTCCGCGTACCCCTTCTCCCTCCCCGCCTGGTGCCAGTCCGACTGCACCTCCTCGATGAACAGCACCCGCTTCCCCTCGGCGTCCGTGCGCTCGTTGAAGCGGACGTGGGCCAAGATGTTGGGTGTGTCGAAGTGGGGGCTCTTGTATTCGTTCCCCGGCAACGTCAGCAGCAGCTCCCGGTAGTTCTCCCCACCTGGGAGCTGGTATTCGGAGTAGCGGGGGTCGCCGGACCCCAGCACCCTCTCCCCCACCACCACCGCGTTCTCGCGGATGAAGGCTTGGAGAGCCTCGGCGCTGATCTTCTCGCCCTCCGGCTGGGACTCGAGCCACTCGTCGAGCCCCATCCAGTCCAGCTCCTCGTCCTTGGCCCCGTACTTCTTGAGCCGGGGACGGACCTGGCCTTTGAGGTAGGACTTCTGCGGGGAGTCGAGGGCCGCCTTCTCCACGGCGGAGTAGAAGCCGAGCTGGTCCTGGCGGGGGACGGCGAAGCGGATGTCCGGGTTCGAGGGGTCGTAGGTGCCGACGTTGCCCGTGGCGGACTTGATCTGCTCGGGGCGGAAGGCGACCCAGGAATCCCCCAGCCCCTCCGCCTGGTTACTGTAGACGAGCCCGTCGTAGCCCTCAGACCTTGCCTGTGCAATTACCGGACCCCACTCGGGGCTATCCTCGACGCGCTTGGGGTTCTGGATTGAGAGGTAGACCGGGAGAATTCGCCCCGAGTACCTGATGTCACGACCCGTTCGGCGCCCAGCTTGTCGCGCAGACCCGAAGTGCATTCCTTCGCCAAGTGGGTCGCGGAACTCGGTGAAGCTGTGCTGCGTCCCGTGGTACACCACCATCGGCTCCGCGTTCTCGTCCACGACTGCACTCGATCCGAACCACTTCTTGAAGGCTTCGGAGCCCTCGCGAGGGGCGATGGCGAAGCGGGCCGGGTTCTCCTCCCCCTGGTCGAACAGGCGGGCGGCGCGCTCGGCTCGGGTCTCGGAGGGCTGGCGGCGGGTCTGGTCCCGGGCCTCCCGTTGGGCGGCCTGACGCCTCTTCCGGCGGGCCTCACGTTTCCCGGCCTTCTGGCGCGCTCTGCGGGCCTGTGCGGGCGTCATGCCCTCCGTGTTGACCTCGACGGCGGGGGCGGGCTCCGTGGCCTTCACGGGCTTCTGAGCGCGTCTGCCGAGGGCCTTGTCCACGAGGGCCTGGTCCTGGGCCGAGAGCTGGGGCTTGACCGCCTCCGATGTTCCACGGGGAACACTCGGCCGCTCCACCGTGGGCCGCTCGCTGGGGGGGAGGATCCGGCCCTTCGCCGGCCGCAGGGCTCCCAGGGCGTCTCGCAAGACCTCGGCCGCCTGCACGTCGGGCAGCTCGAGCTTCTGACCCATGGCGTCGGAGAGGGCCTGGAGCCGCTTGTCCGTCGTCGTGGACGCCGGCAGCCCCATCTTCTTCACCAGCTCCTTGATCCAGTCCAGGAGCCGCTGGAAGGCCGTCCTGTCGTCCCTGTAGAGGCCACGGAGCCACTCGTCCCCCTTGTCCGTCTTCAGGTACTCGATGAGCCCACCGAGCTCCTCAGCGCGCCTGGCGGCCCCCTCCTCGAGGGCCAAGCCCTTGATCAGCTCGAAGGGCGCATCGGCCCGGTAGGAGTCGATCGCGGCGGCCAAGCCCTTGGGGTCTACCTGGGCGAGGTCCCGGACCAGGGCCGTGACGCGCTCGGCCCCCTTCTTCGATCCCAGGTCGTGGAGGTGCTCGTGTAGCCGGAAGCGGAGCGCGGCATCCCGGTTCTCCAGGAGCGAGACGTTCATCAGGAACACCCCCTCCCCAACCTGGGCGGCCTTGAAGCCCTCGTCCCCCTTCACCCAGCGGATGTCCGCCCCGCTTTGGGCAGCGGAATCCTGGATCTCCTGGGCCGCGTCCTGCCACTCTGCGGGGACTTCAGCCGGTGTCAGGTCCGGGAACACCTGCTGGGCCTGTGCGAGCCCCTGGGCCGCCACCTGCTCCGTCTGGCCGGGGGGCGTGACGGGCTTAGAGGGCTCCGTGGGGATCTCTTCCCCCGACGCGGCAGCCTGCACCAGGGCCTCTGACGAAAGGTTGCTGCCTTGGGCCGGGGCTTGTTCAGCGTTCGGGGCCGAAGTCTGCGTAACTCCCGCTATCTCCGAAGCTTGCTGGGAGTTAGGGGAGTTAGGGGAGTTATCGGGAGCCTGGCCCTGGGCCGCCTCCGCGATCGTCATGTCCGACGCGGGCGGTACGGCCCCGGTGAGGTCTTGGGAGATACCCTGACCCCCAAGCTGACCCCCGAGCTGGCCCATCAGCGAGAAGGAGATCAACATCTCCCCGATGTTGTCGGCCGCCTGGAAGGGTTCGGACCAGGACTCCTGGAGGTTGGGGGCGCTCTTCTTCGCCGCCTCGCCCACGAACTCCTCCCCGATCTCCACCAGCGTCCCCTGGAACCCAGCCCGGCGGATCAGAGATCCCGCTCCAGCAGGCCCCAGGCCCGTCTTCCGCATGATGGTCTCGATCGCGCCCCCGTACAGCGCTCGAGCGCGGTCGATGGGGGCAAGCTTCGCCAGCTTGGAGCCCTTCAGCCACTTCCCCAGGCCCACGAGCGCCTCGCCCGACTGCTCCGAGCCCACCTCGATCAGGGCGTCCACGATCCCCTGGTCCAGGGTGTCTACGAACTCCTGGGTATGGCCGATGATCTCGGGCAGGAGCTCTCCCTGCGGGTCGGCCTTCATCCAGACCGGGGACTGAGCGAGCGCCCGCTCCCAGGTCGAGGACGTGATCGGCCCACCGCCACCTTCCATGCCGGCGAGGGCGGCCCCAGCCTTTCCGACGGCCTCCATCGTCGCCGTCTGCGCGGCGGTATCGAACAGGAACGCGCCCGCCTTCTTGGACGCCTTCTTGAGCAGGGCCTCTTCGACCGCCTTCCCAGCGACCTCCTCGACGCCCTTGCGCATCATCTTGCCGCCGGCCTCGCGCAAGAGCGGCCCCACTCCTCCGGTGAGCAGGAATTCCGCAGCGAAGCCCATGCTCTCGCCGGTCATCGCCCCGACGCGATACCAGAAGTCCTCGTTCTTGATCCGCTCCTTGGACTGGTCGATGGACCACTGGCGCAGGAGCGCGGTGTCCTCGGGCGTCCCCTGCCCCTGTTCCGTTCGGCGGGAGGCGTTCCACACCTTCGCCAAGCGGTAGCCTTCGAGCACGTCTCCAGCGAACGGCAGGGTCTTCCCCGACTCCGCTGCCGACGTAAAGCCTCCCCAGAAGCCCCCCTGCCCCGCCCACTCCTTCCGGGACGCCAGGTGCGCCTCCAAGAGCCCCTGAAGCACGGGATGCTCCGATGTCGGATCCGGCGATTCGGCGGGGGAGAAACCCCGCGAGAGTTCGTCCGCGAGGCCCTGCATCACGGCTTCCTAGGGGGTTGGTTCTCCCAGCCTCCGGCAGGCTGCCCGTAGCCGCCCCAGACCTGTCCCTTCTGGGGGCGCGTGTGCGGGGCCTTGTAGTTCTGCACCTCGGCCTTGATCTGTTCCAGCGTGGCACTGACGCCCAGGCCATCGATCACGGACTGGATCTGCTTGTCGTACATGGCCGCGATCTGCGGGCCCTGGTCGGGATGGGCGGACAGCGCCGACTGGTACTGGTCGAGGAGCCGCCGGATGCCGTCCAGGGCGGGCTTCTTCTCCTCCATGGGCACGTCAGCCCAAGCGCGCGATCCCTGGAAGGTCGTGGCCTGCGCTGCGGGCTTCGATGCGTCACCGCGCAGGGCCTTGGGGTACGCCTGGCGGAAGGAGTCCCAGGCGTCCGCAGGGACGCCGAGCGCGTCGAGTTCGGCGGCTGCCTCCTGCTCGTCTCCGTTCGCGGCCTTGAGGAGCGCCTGGGATACGCGGTGGTTCCAGTTGGCCTGAGCCGCCTGGGTGCGAAGCTTCTCCATCTCCTTCTTCTGGTTCGTCAACTCCTCCACCATGTGCCCCCCGTCCGGGTGAGCAGCGAGGCGCATCGTTCGCACCTGCTGCTCCAGGGGCATGTCCTTGGTGAGGGTGTAGATGTCGTGCAGCCAGTCGGTGCGGTTGACGTAGCCCGAGGGCAGGTCCACGGTCATCAGCTCGTGGAACGCCTGGGCTTTCTGGGTCTGGTTGAACTCGGTGGCCTGGGCCTTGGCGTAGTCCCCGATCGCGGAGTCCACCATCGCCATCACCTCGGAGGGGTCCTTCCCGTCCGCGATGAACTGCGCGAAGGTCTGCGCCACCTGCTCGTCGAAGGCCCCCATCGCCACGCCCGACATGATCCGCTCCTGGACCTTGGGCATGGCCGCCTGGCGATCGATCGCATCCTGAGCCTCCGCGATGGACTTCAGGAACGGCTGGAGCTGGTTTGGTGCGTTCTTGGAAATCTGGTGCACCACACCCATGATCTCCTGCTGCTGGACATCCTTGGGGACCTCCGGGGCGCTCTGTTGGTGGAGACCACCCGAGTACAGGGGCTTCTGCGCCTGCGAACGCATCCCCAGGACGAGCTTGGCTCCCTCGGATAGAGCGTCAGCGGCGGCCTGGTCCTTCATCTGCGCGGCCACGGCCTTCTGGTTGGCGAACTCGAGCTGCCGCTTCTGGTCGGCCCAGTGCACAGTGTTCTGCCCCAGGACTTCGAGGGCAGCCCCGATCCCGCGCATCTGCGCGTCCTTCTTCGGTTTCGATTGGATCTTCGGCATTACTTCAACCCCGTCGCCACGCCCAGCAAGTTCGATGTACGGAGCAGGAGCGCAGCGGCGATCGGATCCGTCTCCTGCGCTGCCTTCGTCTGCCCCTTGACCAGGGACGGTGACACCTGCGCCAGGGCGTCCGACTGGAACACCCCCCGCGCCGACGCCTCCCCCTTGCTCTCACCAGGGAGGCGGTGCTTGCGGGCCGACGACACCCCCATCCCCGTCTTCACTATCTGAAGGATGATCGCCGCCGGCCACCCCCCCAGCTCCCCGAGGGCCGCAGAGCCGCCTGAGAGGCCGCTGGAGCCCGCCGATGCGGCTGTGGTGGCATCCGAGGCCGAGGCGAGCACAGAGGCCGTCTGAGCGCCGATGGAGAGCAGGGAATCCGCCGCCGCCCCCTCCTGCTTGTTTCCACGGTCTCCCAGGAGAGCCTGGGCCACGGGCGAGGTCTTCATCCTGACCTCGGGAGCCGGGGCCGGCTCGGGCTTCTTGGCCGGCATCTTGGCGAAGACCGTCCCGTGCTTCAGGTAGCGCTCCAGGAAGGTCCCGGGGACCGCGCCCTGCTGCGCCGCCCACGGACCGACACCCCCCGTCTCTTGGGGAGCCTGCGCCGGCGCCTGGCCGTAGTTCGCCAGCGCTTGGTTTGCCTGGACGCCGGTGGAGAGTAGATCAGCCCATCCCATGCCCTACCCCCAGAGGTTCGAGAGGAAGCCCTGCGCGTAGTCCGCCCACGGCCCGAAAGCCTGGGCCCAGTTCTGGGTCTTGATGTCCCCCGATTGGAACTTCGGGCTCGCTCCGAACCCCTGACCAGGGCCGAAGGAGTACGCCGCGTTGTTCTGACCAGCGGCCGGCAACCCGCCACCGAGTCTCTGTAGGTTCCGCAGCTCCCAGTCTCCGATCCCCCAGGCGTTGCCCGTCGCAAGGATCGTGTTCAGCTTGTCCTTCATCAGGTTGTACTCGGCCCCCGACGCCTTGGCGAAGGCCTCCCCGAGCGCGGCCTGGCCCTGAGCGGCTGCGGTGATGCCGGCCATCTGCGCGCCGACACCCTGCCCGATGATGTTGGCCTTGGTCGAGGCCGTGCCTGCCATGATGTCCGCGATGGACTGGTTCGTCTGCGCGAACACCTGACCCTGCACGCCCTGCTGGGCCGATGAGCCATAGAACCCCTGCGAGGCCCCCTGCTGCCCCACCTGGCCGAGCTGGGCCTGCTGGTTCTTCAGGACGTGCTGGATCGCCCCCGTCTCCGCTCCCGCCACCTGCCCGAGTTGGGCCTGCGTACCCTGCTGAGCCAGGCCCGGAAGGAGCCCCTGGAGCTGCGCGGCGTTTCCGTACCCCTGGACGAGGGCCTGGTTCCCAGCCTGGAGAGTCGGAGCGAACTGCCCGATGGTGGACAGGCCCATCAACTGGGCCCAGGCAGACTCCTTCGGCCCCAGGCCACTGACTTGCCCCGGCTGCGCCTGGCCGTACTGGGCTCCGAAGTACGCACCTCCGGCCTGAGCCAGCGATCCGATGACGCTCGCCCAGTCCGATCCTGTCCAGCCTGTTCCCGTGTCAGCCATCGCTCACCGCTCCATGAATCCGTACTCCCGCAGGTATGCGAGGAGCTTCGAGAGGGCATCGGGGTCCGTGTCATCGATCCGAGGCATCGGGCGGACACGCATCCGCCCCTGGTCGTCCAACTCGAGCCCGCCGCCGAAGTTGTCCCCGGTGCTCCGAGAAGCGCGCTGCTGTGCACGCCGAGCTCGGAGGTCCGAGTGCGGGCCAACAATCCGACCCCCCATTGCTCCAGGCTTGCGCGTCATCTCGGCACCGCCGCCCCAGCAGGGGAAATCTCGACGCTCAACTCCTCCACGGAGAAGCGCTCGGCCGCTCGGTTGTTGCGAAGCCGCGCCCATACAGCAGCCCCGCGCGTGCGCTCAGGCAGGAAGGCGCTCCTCCCAGACTCCACGCGCCGCTTCGCCCACCATACTCCAGGCTGGTCCGCCCGATTGGAAGAGAGAAGCTCCACCTCGCACCCGTCCTGCTCGCTCGCCAACACGATCTGCGGGCGGCTGAAGATGAACTCCATCCCCTGACCCGGAGGCACCAGGGGACCAATCCGAATCCTGGAGTCGATCGCCACGCCATCGTCGCTCACGGCGGACTCGTCGATGTACCGCACGTACCCGTCCTCACACCCGAAGATCACCTTCCTGTCGTCCGGCTCGTCCCCGTCGAAGATCGTCACGCACGAAGGCTGCACGTCCGTCGTACCCCAGTCCACCTCCCACCAGGCGCCCGTCTTCGCCTCGAAGAACCAGCCATTGTGCTTCACTCCACCGATCGTCATGGGCACCGGCCACACCACGAGACCCTCCCTCCGGTAGTCCCAAGCAAGCCGCATCTGGTACTCCCGCAGGTCCACCGCCTGGAGCCGGCGCTCGATCCGGTCCACGCTCACCCTGTCGTAGGACCCGCTGGGATCGATCACCCCCACGCCCCCGCGAGACGTGAAGAAGAAGACCCGCCCGAAGGGGTCCTTCGTCCACGAGTTGCCGTAGGCGATCCCCACCTGATCCGTCACCACGTCCACGTCCCCACCGGCCACGGGGTCCCCGGTCAGCCGGTGAATCGAGTGGTCCCCGCCGATCAGCGCCACGTCGTCCGTCATGGGGATGAAGGCGTTGACGATATCCGGCGCCCGACCCACTCCAGCAGCGCGCCCTCGGAACGCCTGCGTCACCGACAGCGCAGCCGGGTAGATGTCCCAGTGGTAGGGCTCCCCCAACTCGGATGCGTAGAGCTCATAGGGATCATCCGCCGCCCGCGTGGCGAGCAGCCGCCCACGCCAGGCCGTGAAGATCCTCGCGTGCGCCGGCAGCTCTCCCCCGTCCGTAGGCACGAAGTCCACCACCGTCCCCTTCTTGGGATCGTAGACCCAGTACCCCTCGCCGTCCGTGAAGAACACGAGCCCGAAGAGCTGCACCGCCTGGACGTAAGGGGAATCCGCGTTCAGGATCCCTGACCCCCCCGTTGGCGTCGACACCGCCCCGTCCGCGATGACCTTCACGTCCCCCTGTCCGATGGCCACCACGGCATTCCTGCGAAGGCTGCGGCCGCCCGAGACGTTGAGTTCCGAGGACACCAGCCGCACCTTGTAGAGCAGCGCAGAGTCCGATGTCCCTCCAGAGCAAGCCCCGTACATGAACTGCGGGCCAGTGATCGTGTCGTCTCCGTACGCGGGCAGGGGCAACGGAGGAAACGCCAGAGCGCGCGCCCGCTGGCTGGCGGCCGGGAAGCTGTAGGTCCAGATTGTGGACCCATCCTCCTTGTCCAGCTTCAGGATGTCATTCACATCCGAGGACCCGATCCTCGGCCAGTAGAGATCCCCGTAGGAGTCCGAAAGCAGCTTCGGAGAGCGGAAGACCTGCTCCGTGCCCGACGCCTCCCAGGCCCCATCGACAGCCCCGGTCGAGTAGCTCGTCCCCTGGTCGATGACACGCCGCGCCACAGCGGTTTCCCCGTCCTCCAGCGGGCCAACGGTCATGGGGTTGTCCACGTCGTCAAGGGCCAGGCCGTAGCCTATACCCGATCCGTTCAGGGCCCAGATCGCCTCACCCGAAGACCCCGAGAACTTCGCCAGCACCGCCTGGGTAGAGTTCAGCGCTGCGTCCACGTTGGTAGCGTACCCGTCGTAGCCGTTCGCCTCCCCATAGGGGACGCGCGTTCCTCCGAACGGGTGGGCCGGATAGAGCGTCTCGGCGTCCGCCGCTCCAGACGTGTCCGGGAGCACGTCAGACGATCCTCGAGCGTGGCAGAGATAGCCCTCCAGGCGCTCCACAGTGGTCGCGCTCTTGGTGTAGCTGACCTTGTTCGCCTCCGTTCCCGCGTAGGTCGTCACGTCCAGCGTACCGCTGTTGTCGCCCTGAGCCGCCGGCGGAAGCGTGTCGCTCGAACGGTAGGGCTGCACGCTCCCCCATCCCGTGTCGAAGGAGATCAGGGTCGGGCCGGTGTTTTCGCCTGTCGCGTCCTGGTGCAGCATCACCACGGCCTCGAAGTAGTGACCCCCGAAGTTGGCAATGGTCCCGCCGGCGAAGCTGTCCGAATCGAACATGTCCGCGATGGCGTCAACGTAGTTGTTGGAGCGGTGGCCGCCGAAGTTGGTCACGAGGGTCTCCCGCGCCATCGCGTGCAGCGTCATGCGGCCCATGTGGCGGCCGTTGATTCGGAAGGTCGTGTGGTTGTCGTAGGCCGTCCCCCCCGTTGTCTCGTCCAGTCCGCCGTGGACGAACGAGAGCACGACGAAGCGGCGCGCGTTTCCCGCCGTGTCACCGGCCGTGTCACCGATCAACTGCCACTGTCCCTCGGTTGCCGAGACCGACTGCACGACCGTCCCAGTTCCAGAGTCGTCCTCGCAGTAAAACGTCAGGGCGCCATCCGACGGGTTCCACCCTGTACCACTCGAGTAGGTCGCGTTGTAGACGATCGCGTACCGAATCAGGGACGACGGCCCCGCCTCCGTGGCCCACACACACTGGGGCTGGGTGCTGCTCGGAAGGATGTACGCCTGACAGAGCGTGAACCCGTTGCCATAAGGGGGCTCGGATGTCTGACCCTGGTTGTAGGGACCCCACTCGGGGAGGAAGCTGTTGGAGAAGGCGTTGGTGCCGTCCGAGTCCCGCTGACCGTCGCCGTCCGTGTCCGACTTGTACCCCAGGGTGCTGACGACGGTGGTGCGCCCCTGGATCGTGTTGCCCGTGTAGGAGCTGCCCGAGTCGTTCTCAGCCTGCTCCGTGTTGTCGAACTCGATCGATGCCCACGGGCTAGTGACTCCGATGCTGTACTTGGGAGCGCGCAGCGGGCGGCTGTTGTTCGGCGCGACAGGGCCCTCGGGGGTTTCTAGGTACCTGTCCGCGAGGTAGTCGGTCGGCTGCTCGTGGGCGTTGGCGTTGTTGGGGTCGGTCCCTCCGGGCTGGCCGGACTCCAGGTGGTTCGAGGGACTGTCGAGGTTCTGCGCGTCGGTAGCGATGAACCTCCGATCCTCGACCTTGCTGACCCTATCTCCGTGGACCAGTCCGACGATCTGGGAGGCGTCGATCCAGGAGTGCAAGCGGGTGGTGGCCTCGTACTCCTCGTGCGGAGTCCACTCGACGTTCCGGGTGTCCCAGTCGTCGCTCACCGATCCTAGGGCCCGGTCGTCCGAGGGCTCCGAGGTTACCAGGACGTTCCCCTCGCTGCTGATGGCAATCGCGTTGGACGGCGTAGGCGCCGATCGGGACCAGATGAGCAGCGGGAAGGTCCCAAACGTGCCGGCGTAGTAAGAGACCGAGTAGGTCTCGTCGCCAGTGCTGCCACTCCCCAGGACCGCGAGCGCGCCCCCCCTCACCGCGAAGGACTCGATCCCAGCGTCGGTCTCGATCTCCCATGCCTGCTGGTAGACGGACTTCCCATCGGGGCGCTCGATCAGCTTGAACTTCCAGATGTGCCCACGGCTGGAGCCCGCTTCCCTGGTCGCGGCCACGATGACGTGATCCACCTCGTCCACCACCAGGCGGGGAACAGCGGACGCTTGGACCGGGACCGGGACGGCGAAGGAGTCCACGCGCTCGCCCGCCGAGTTGTACTTCGTGACCGTTCCGTTCGTGGTGAGAACGAAGATGTTTCCCTGGCGGTCTGTCCCGGTGTCCAGGGCTGTCCCACCACCCTCGGGGGTGACGCTCCACTCGCTCGTGAAGCCCGACGTGAGCTGGGTGTACTTCAGGCGCGGAGCGTCGTACGCCACCGCCACCACCTCGTCCACCTTGCCCCCAGAGATGACCTGCTCGGAGACGTACTTGGAGCTGCCGGCCCGCTGAGACAGGCGCCTGCGCCCCGTCACAGGGTCCAGGGCCACCACGTTCACGGCCTCTCCCGTGGTGCCGAGCGGCTGCTCGCCCGCCGCCTCGTTGTCCGAGAGGCCCTGGATGGGGAGGGGGAGATTCCGCCGCATCAGGGACCGACCACCTGGCCCGGAGGCCAGCGGCCGCTGTTCCAACGGCGCCCTCGCTGCGCTGCACCACCCTGGAGCCTGCCCAGCGTGTTCTGGAGCGCGGAGTCCCGGGAGACCGCGGCCCTCCACTCATCCCCGGCCACGAGCTTCGCCAGGGCCATGTCCTTGTCGTAGCTCTGGCCCGAACCGACGCTGTACTCGTACCCCTGCGCCCAGATGCGGAGGGCTCGCAGGTACGGACCTTGCAGCCACTCGGGGACGAAGATGGTGTCCGTGTCCTCGTACACGGTCCTCCAGCCGCGCTGGTAGTACAAGAGCACCCCGTCAGCCACGGTCTGCCCAGGGGTCGGGTAGAGCTCCAGGCGCGGGGTCGGGTGCTTCTTCGCGTGCGTCTCGGCCGCCGTGTTCGGGGTGACGACGTGGTTCGTCCCCGTCGATGTTCCCGCGATGTCCGCGTGCTCGTAGGTGATTGAGGCGAAGTAGTAGATGCCGGTGGTCTGCGCCTGCACCGAGCGCATTCGCAGGATCTCCTCGAGGGTCGTCTGCTCGAAGGAGTAGGGGAATCCCTGGCCTCCGTCAACCGCGATGATCGCGCCGATGCCGTTGGGCAGATCGACGTACGGTTGCCCGGAGACCAGGGACAGGGCCTCGAGCCCTCCCCGCAGCCATCGCCAGTTGCGTGTCGAGACGAGCCACTGGCCGCACTCGTTCACGCAGTGCATGGCGCCTATCGCCGTGTGCACTTCGCCGCCGAGAGCGTGCTCGGCGACTTCAATGGCTTTGGATGCGAGGAGGTCCACGACTAGGTCAGCGGCGTGTCGCCGGCCAGGCCCATGACGGTTCCGAAACCGGAGATGCCGTCGAACTGGACGAGCTTGTACTCGACTCCAGTCCCGATCGCGGTCTGATCGCAGTGGTATGCCACGATCTTCGCGCACTTGCGGAGGCCGGTAACGCCGGCCGATCCGCCGTCAGCGCCCTGGGCGATGTCCAGGGCAGAGGTCAGGGTCGAAGTCGCACTCGTCAGCGCTTGGCCGACGATGAGCGGGTGACCCGTTCCGGTGATGTTGGTGGTGTTCTCCTCGATGTTGGCGTAGAACTCACCACGAAGGCCGATCTTGCACGCAGCGTCGGTCGTGGCGCAGTCCTCGAGGACCACGCCGTAGACCTCGAACGCATCGGTGTCGGGCTGGTCGCCCAGGGTGGCGGCCACAGCCGCGAAGCTGTTGAACCGCTTTCCAGAGCTCACTCGCGCGAGGCGAACGATCATACCAGCCGTGGCCGCGAGACCGGATTCGTTGCCGATCCAGCGCACGACCCTGCCGAGGTCTTCGGCAGAGAAGGTGGTGTCCGGCCCGTAGACAGCAGGAGTTGCCATGTTCTGTACCTCCTAGGCGTTGGTAGTGCTGGCCGACGGAGCCACGACGCCAAGGCGAAGCGGTAGACGGCAGGCGGTGTTGTTCCACAGGTCCAGACGCCGGGACCAGGTAGCGGGTTGGGAGCGGTCGTTCATGACCGGGCCCATCTCGCAGTACTTGTCCATGTGCGTGAAGAACTTGAGGTACTTGGTGTTCATGAAGTAGTAGCGCGGGCCAGTGACCAGCTCGTCCACGTCGTCCCCCGCGTTCAGCGCGTTGGACGCGGAATAGCCGTCCTCGTCCACAGCTTCGTTGTTGCCGGTGTCGCCGCCCGCGTAGATCAGCGGGCCGTGCGTGCCGTCCCCACGAGAGAGCTGCCCGTCCAGAGCCTGGAGGTACTCCACCGGCATCCGGCGGAAGGTCGGGCCGTCGTAGGCCGGGTCCTGCCCGGTCAGCATCCCGACACCCCGGAAGGTGTCCTGGTTCACGCGCAGCGCGTACTCGAAGTTGTTGAGGCCCGAGAGGCTGGTCCAGATGACCTGCGGGGAACTCGTCTTGTCCGAGTACTCCGCACCCTTCGGGAGCGAGTGCACGCCAAGCTTCTGGTAGGCGCGCGAGAACGGCGCGAACAGGGTCACGGTGTCCTCCTTGAGGCCATTCGTGGATCCCGTCGCGTCGAAGGTGTAGCCGAGCGTCGGGTTCTGCGACGTTCCGACGGGTCCGCCGACCGAGTAGCAGCGCCAGTTGGGGTTGGCCCCCGAACCGGTGCTGATCTGCTGGCGCGTGTCCCAGGTGCCTCCGTTCGCGTCCACCATCGTAGGCGGAAGCGAGTACAGGTGCTCATTCACGAGAGCCGGGATGCTGAGCATCTGGCGGGTCGTGGGAGTCGAGGACTCCATGTTGAGCACGTCGGGCTGGGCCCAGAACTCCCCATCCATGGAGTTGTTCACATCCGTCCAGAGCTCGGTGAGCTTCTGAAGCATGAACCGCTTGTAGACCATCGCGCGGTAGCGCTTCCCGGCACCTCCGGCCGCGAGCTTGATCTCGTGCTCGGTCCACGCCATGTAGGCGTGCGCGAAGGCCCACGGGACGGTCCAGGTCGTCCCCGGCTGGGAGATGTTGTAGGTGACGGTCGGGTTGGGGTTGTACCGGGCGTACGTCCCTTCCACGGACAGCAGCACGCGATCTTGGATCGCGAAGCCGCCTTGCACGGTCTCCTCCATGTCGCCGGCGGCGGCGATCCTGTGGAGCGTGTAGTTGCTCTGCGCGAGAGCGTTGACGAAGTCTTCGGGGTTACGCATCCATGCGGCGGTAACCGACTCCATGAGGGTATTGAACTCCTCAAGAACGGCGGACATGAGTGCCTCCTACTGAGGCTGTGCGCGCCCTAGCGCATGTGCGAGGAGAGCTTGGACGGGTCGCGTTCGCCGTTGAGGACGGCCCAAATGAGGTCGTCCTGCTTCTCCCGCTCGGTGGCGGGCTTGGGCTTGGCCGGCTGGCTTGCGATCGGTCCTCGCGCTCCACGACGCTCAGGCGCGCGGCTGGTGCTGGTTTTGTTCTGCTTCACCTCGCTGTCCTCGATCCTCAAGGCTTCCTCGAGCAGAGCGTCGAAACGGGCCAAGCCTTGCTTGTCCGCGTGTCGTCCGATTGCACCGAGGTTTGCCGCAAGGTCTCGCAGCTTCGAGATGTCGCCCTCGTAGCGGCCGCTCAGACGGCGCTCGGCGCGGTCGGCGAGGAGTAGCTCCAACGCCGTGTCCGGCCCAGCAGGCTTGGGCTGAGATGCCTTCGTGACGAGATCGACGAGCGCGGCCCGAGCTTTCTCGGTGTCGCCCTCCTCCATTGCCTCCACCACGGGTCCAGCCAACGAGGCGAGGTCAGCACCAGCCGTGGGGTCGCTGGATTCCGCAGGCGCGGAGTCACCAGTTCCCGGGCGTCCCTCGTTGGGTTCCTTGGGTGAGGTCTCGCCGAGCAGCGCCTTCAGTCGCGCCGCTTCAGCGAACTTCCCGTCCACAGTCTTCTGCACGGAGTCTCGCTTGAGACCGATCCGCACAACCTGGTCCCGAGAGAGCGCTTGCACGTCCTCGGTCCCCCACCCGTCGCGCTCGAGCGCCGACAACGCTCGCGCGTAGTCGAAGTCCGAGAACTGCGGCGGCTGTCCTTCCCCCTCTTCGGCAGCTTCCTCGGCCTCGGGCTGCGTCACAGGATCGGCCTCTTCGGCCTCCTGCTCGCGCTCCTCTTCCGGGGCCCCCTGGAGCTCGTCCTCGTCGTCGCCCTCCATGAACTTGGAGAGCGCCGCGTCCATGGCATCACCATCGGCCTGCTTCATGTCCTCTGGAAGACCGCCAGGGTTCATCTTGCCCACTTCTGCCATAGTTACCCAGTTGACCACCAAATGGAGGTTACTTCAAGGCTCTCATGATTTCTTCCACCGTGGGCACCACAGCCTCGGGCATCGGACCGTGCGCAGGCTTGTGCTTCCGCTCCTTGCGGGCCCAGATGTCCTCTTCCCCAGGGCAGGCGTCGTAGGAGATGATCTCGCCCCCCTGCTCGCTCTTTCCCTGCTCCGTGAGCCGGTTCTGGTGGTCCACGTACCGCTGAATCTCCCCCCTTGAGGAGAAGCAGGGGGTACGATCGCTGTCGTAGGCCGGCGCCCCTGACGCCCCCTGGGGCTGGGAATAGGCCCGGAATGTAAAGCTCCGCACCACCCCCACTTCGAAGGACCCCGATGGGAGCCGCCGGAAGGGGGTGCCGGGGATCTTCTCCCCGATGCTCGGGGGGCCGTCAGGGCCCTGCATGGCCTTGAAGAGCACCTCGCGGACCTCTCCTGAGCGCTCGTCCTCGAATTCGTAGATCGGCATGGGTCACATGGGGCCGCTGGAGGCCGCTAGAGAGCGTTGGCCGGCAGACTGGCCTGGGAGAGCCTCTACGCCTCCCGTGACCGTCTGCGCGCTGTCAGGCGGCCTGGGGAGCCGCTGAGCGGGGGCCGCCGTCTGGGGGTTGGGATGGGGATCCGGCTGGGGCTCGGGCTGCTTGGTGTTCATCTGCCCCTGGAGCATGACGGACGTGTAAAGCTCGTACATCGGCTGATTCCAGAGGGACTCGATCTCGGGCATCCCCAGGGCCTCCCCGAACATGCGGATCTCCTCCTGGTGGTTCACGAAGGGGGCCATCGGGGCCGTCTGGGCCTTGCCAGCGAGGTACTGCGATACGATCTGGGCCCGCTGCATCAGCACCGCCTCCGAGACGTGCTGCGCCGACATCAGATCCAGGGTCAGCTCGGTGTCCGCGAAGGTCGCCTCCTGATCCGGGAAGTCCTTCTCCATCGGTCCTCCCTGGAACACCAAGGGCTGGTCGGTGGGCGCCCCCATGTCCTTGGCCGCCGCCTCGTCCAGGCTGATCCGAAACCTCTCCGAGTGGTACATGTACCAGGAGGCTCCCGTCAGCACCCGCTGGTGCAGGCCGAAGAACCGCCCCTGGAGCCAGGCGATCCGCACGTTTCCGCCCTGAGCCGCCAGGTTCTCCGCCGTGGCCGTGGCATCCGCTGAAGCCACGCCCCGCATCGACTCGCTGATCCCCAGGAGCCGGTCCACCGAGGCCCGCTTGTCGTTGCGGTAGAGAAGCTGCTCCTGCGATGCACCCCCCACAGACCAAGGAACCACCATGTCCCGCTTGATCCCGGCCACGGCGAACACCGACTGGTGCTCTGCCATCTCGATCCGGTCCGCGAGGTTGGGGTCCACGTCGTCCACGAACAGGCCGTTCTTGTACGTCTCCGTGGACCTGTCCACCGCTGCGCTGAGGCGGTTCATCTGGCGGATCACGCCCTCGTTCGCCGTCAGGGCCGAGATCCCCACCGGCTGGTCCGGCACGATGTACCCGGTCTCGCTGTAGTACGGGCCCCAGGGAGGGCCGTAGAAGGGCTCAGGGTCCTTGATGAGCACCAGCCCGCCCTCGTCGGAGTCGAGGGTCCCGCCGTAGGTGAACATCGCCCCGTGGTAGCCCTCCTTGCGGCCAGGCCAGCCCTCCTCGGTGTAGCCCTTCACCCACACCTCGGTCAGCAAGACCTGCTTGCGGTTCGGGGTGCCCTTGCGCCGGTCCTCATCGGGGACGGCCGTGTCCTGGAGGCCCTCGATCTCGTCGATGTACCAGTACCCGTTCCACTCCTCCCGGTCGCTGTCGTCGGCGTTCTCACGCCTGGCGATGTCCAAGAGGTCGTCCTTGTCCAGGAAGGTGTCGTTGCCCTCGAATCGCTTGAGCCAGGCGGTCTCTGCCAGCGGGTCGCAGAAGTGCCGCTTCTGGCTGATCCGGTTCACCTCGGGCCACATCGGGTTCAGCTCGTCGTTGTCCCCTCCGAGCAGGGGATTCTCGACCATCGACAGCCGCAGCACCGAGACGTTGAACAGGAAGTCCGCGCAGCTCTCCTGCATCACCCGCTCGTAGTGCACGTCCTTCGCCCAGCGGTTGGTGGCGTGCTGCATCCCCTTGGCGATCATGCCGAAGGGTCCGATACGGTTGGACTTCACCCGCACCCTCGGGTTCGTGAACGCCATCCGGGGACTCAGGAGCGCGTGCATCTCGAAGTAGACGTTCTCCGGCGCGTCAGCGGCTCCATCGTCTTCCGGCCCACGAGTGCCCATGAAGTACTCGCCGTAGAAGGACTCGAGCTGATCTCCGTAGGCCGCCAGGCGCTTCTTCGTTTCGTCTCGCGCAGCCCGGATCTCGGGCAGGGCGACCTCAATATCCTTGAAATCCAGCATTACGAGTACCTTCTGCGCTTCATGCGCTCGATGACCTCGTGGTGACCGAGCACGTCAGCCATGCTCCCCGGCTCCACGTCCCACTCGCCCATGTGGCGCGAGAGGTTCTTCTTCCACGCCCAGCGCAGCACATACCGGGCGGCGTTCTCAGCGTCGTCGCGCTGCGTAGGGTCGACCCGCTCCTTCAGGGGCTTGCCCTCCTCGCTCTCCTCCCAGCGCAAGTCCTGGAGCTCCATCTTCAAGCACCACGGCCGGCGCCGCGAGACAGCCTCGGGGTCCCTCCCGAATCGCAGCGAAGCCTTCAGGAGGTACACCAGGGACCCACGGGGGTTGTTCGGACTCACGCTGCGGGTCTCCAAGAGCGTCCCCAGGTGCGCAATCTCGCCCATCGGGTCCTTCGCCTCGCACCGAGTAGCAAGCCTCGACTCCTCCCGTCCGCCCGGGGTCCCGAGGTAGTCGTTGAAGAGCTGGATGGAGCCCGGCTCCGCGTAGTCGCAAACGAACCGCCGGACCCCGAACTCCGCACGCATCTCGACGGCTCGGTCGGCCCACCAGTTTCGCGTCTCGCCCGAGCGCACGATCTCCGCGAGCAGGTAGGCCGTGTGGTCCTTGTCGAACCCCCACACCGACATCGCCCCGGGAGCCGAAGTCCCCCAGTCCACGCCGGCAGCCGTCCACATGATCTCGATTCGCGGCGTCTGCCAGTCATCGTCCTGGATCTCCAAGAACAAGCGCGAGCCCTCCCGCACGATCCGAGCTTCCAGGACGTGGATCGCCGGGTCGAACATCGGGTAGATCAGCCCCGTGGCGTTGGCCCACAGGCCCTTCACGTACTGCTCATAGCGCGCGCCCGTGTACGTCGCCCGGATCCGACCGAGGTAGTCCAGGCCGTGCTGCCTCCAGCACTTGCGCTCCAGGTCGTAGAACGTCGGATTGCACCAGTGCCTCGACAGGAACCTCTTGAAGAGCCCCTCGTCCGCCGCCTGGTTGACCCATTGGAAGGCGTTGCGGGGGTTCGTCATGCCGATGAAGCGCGAGAACGGCATCCCCGAGTTGGGCCCGTTCCGCAGGCGCCCGGCCATCAGCTCGTAGTCCTCCCGGGTGTACTCCACCAACTCGTCGCAGATGCCCCAGTCGTACTCCGCCGAGAGCAGCGCCTCGGGGTTGTTCATGCCTACGACGGCGACCTCGCTCTGCCTCCCGTTCACGGCGGGATAGAGGTAGTTCTGCCTGTGAGCGCGCCCGGCCGTGCCGTGGATCGCAGGGTGCCCAGGCCCCAGGATAGCCTCCCAGGTGACGAGCGTGCTCTGCGTCATGGAGGCCCGCGTCTTGCGCGAGATGAACCCACGACAGCCGGGGAACTGCATCGAGGCCCAGTGACCCCAGTACAGTCCAGCGTAGCTCTTGCCAGTCCCGAGGGGCCCCTCCACGAGCGCATCGCACGTAGTCTCGAACAGCTCGGCGTGCGGGCCGCGCATCTCGATTTCGTGCTGCACTCGGGGAACGGCGATCATCAGTAGACGTTGATGGGCTCGGAGTTGGTCGAGCGCACAGTCCAGCGGGCCTGCACCGTCAGCTTCTCGTTGGTCGTCAGCTCCACCACCACCTCGATCGGATACGTGGCGCCACCGGGGACCTGGTTCACGGTCGGCGTGAGCTGCACCGCGAGGTTGTAGCCGTCGCTCGCGGGTGAGGCCGTCTGAACCGTGTCGTAAATCGACGAGGACACCGAGGGGGAGCGCGTGTAGATCGCGTCCCCGCCCTCCACCGATGTTCGGAAGATCCTGGCCGTAACCTTGCGCGTCATGGCCTGGGTGATGGCAACCCCAGCGGCCGTCTCCAGGTAGGCGAAGACGTACGGGAACTGCCCTTGGAAGCTACTGGTCTCTGCTACTCCGTCCATGCCGATCCTGCTGGTTTGGTTGGGGGCCCAGATCACGACCCTGGAGACCCGCGAGGTAGCGATCACCACCTCGTGCGGGTTGGGGAGCGGGGTCACGGATTGCCGTGCATGCCTCACAGTCCCTTCGAACTCCGAGGGCTCTGCGGCGATGCCGTAGGTTCCCGGTACTGCCACACCCGAGAGCGGAGTGCCCTCGTATTCCCGGACCGTCCCTTGCGTGTTGCTGACCGTCGCCATCAGGTTGCGACCTTGAGCTTGAAGAGGCCGTTGGAGTCCGTGATGTGGCTGTAGTTGTTGCCGGACACGGGCTGCACCGTGATCTGGTGCGAGATGAGCGGGAAGCGCTGCGTGTCTGCGGTCGCGCCCGACTCCTCCAAGTAAAACGCGACCCACCCGGCGTTGTCGGTGCCTCCGTCAGCCGAGCAGTTTCCGAAGTCCACGGCGTTGCCCGAGATGGTCAACTCCAGGTGGTCGGTGTCCAGGGTGATCGAAACGTCTGCGCCGTCGATCTCCAGCGGGGATGCCGTGTCGGCGCCGCCTGTCCCGGTACCGTTGCCGCCGTTCGCAAACGTCCCATCCCACGCCTTGGACGAGGCTGTTGCCATCGTGGTGTCCGTCTCCGAGGGCGTGTGCGTGTCGTTCACGACCACCGCGAACAGGCTGGTGTCGAGCGTCAGGCCCGTATCGTGAGCGTTCTGGATGTAGCGCCGCAGGCCTTCGAGGTGGAGTACATCTGTCATGACTAGAGGGGCGTGGGGTAGGTGGGGGCTGTCTGCCCCGGGTAGCGGAGCTTGAACAATGCCTTGGTGAGCTTGCGGAGCTGCGCCAGGGCCCCGCTGTAGCCCGAGTCCGTTGTGGCGAGCGTGAACAGGTCCGTCTGCTCGTCCGGGTCCGTGTTCAGGTTGTAGAGCTCGTAGTGCCGGGTGATTGGGGTACCGCCACCAACGGCGGCGTTCTCGTCGATCGCTGTCTCGGGGTCGTCAGCCGCCAGATACACGTCGATCAGCTTCCACCCAGCGGCGTTGGTGTAGCCCACGTCGTGCTTGAACTCCGTGCCGGGGCCGTCGGTCGTGCAGCCGGGAGGGCCGAAGATTTCCGAGAAGCTGAAGGTGCGTGCACTCGTGGTCCCCGACCCGTACAGGATCGGAGCGAACGAGCGACCGTCGATGTCCCCGATGGCAGCGCCCTCGGTGTTCAGAACCCCCTGCCAGAACGGGGCCACGAGGTCCAGAAGCGTCGGGTACAGGTCCACCGCGTCGATGTACTGCTCGTTCGTGGTGCCCTTGAGCGCCGTTGGCAGCTCGTCCCCGCCGATCACGAGCGGAACCCGGATCCCGCCCTCGTACGAGCGGCCCTTCATGTGCGTGTGGTCGTGGTAGGCCACACCGCCCTCTGTGTCGTCGTCCGTAGGCGGCAGCACCGCGAACGTTGGCGCGTGGAAGGGATCGATCTTGGGCGTCCAGTCCTCACCCGATGAGCCGTTGTCGCCAACCCAGATGAACAGCGTCCGCTCCTTCGCAGCCGTACCCAACTCGGACTCGATCAGATCCTCGAGGTACTGGCAGTAGTAGTCATGCGCCTCGATGTACGCGATCTCGCGACGCCAGAGTACGTTGACGGCCCCCTCCGAGGTGTAGCGGTTGGCCTCGGCCCAAGGGGGCGAGCCGCCCTGGAACACGCCCGAGGAGTCATAGCCGCCGTTCGGGTCGGTCGTCCGCACCTTCCCGTCAGCCTCCGTTGCTCCGGGGATCAGCTCGGTCTCCGTGAACGTGGTGTGGATCGTCGCCCCACCTGGCCCGGATGCGGGAGGCAGGGCCCCGAGGGTGCTGTGGGGGATGTGCGACTCCCACTGAAGGAAGAACGGGGTGTTGGCCTCGAGCGTTCCAAGCCAGCGCTGGATCCCCTGCATGTGGGTCGTCTCGACGAACTGGCCGTCCGACTCCTGGTAGCTGTAGGTGGCCTCGTGCACGGGGAGGAGCTGCGCCCCCTGGCGCGAGAACTCCCAGGCGTAGTGCTCGAAGTAACCTCGGCCTGCATCGCCCGTGCCGGGCCCCCAGGGCGTCGTGCCATCCGCCCCCGTCACGTACAGCGTCGAGGCCATCCACCAGTCGTAGTCACCGTCCTCGACCGGACCGCCCCAGTACTCGTACGCCTCGGGAGAGTCCGGGTCGAGATGCGTGGGAGGGTCCGTGTTGCCCACGAACGGCCCCGCACCCGTCTCGCGCGCGTTGTCGTTGAGGTGCCACTTCCCAAACCCCGCCACCTGGTAGTTCGAGCCCGCGAGGCGGATCACCCGGGCCAAAGGGTAGTAGTCGTAGGACAGCGAGGTCCGCAGCTCGGGCGGCTGGACGGTGTTCTGAACGTCGCCCAGGCCCGTCCCCTCGTGCCCGTCGGCCCGGAACGGGTAGCGCCCCGTCTGGAGCTGGGAGCGCGTGGGCGTGCAGCGCGCCGAGACCCGGCACTGGTTGAACCTGATCCCGCGGTTGTCCGCCAGGTCCGTGAGCCAGGGGAGGGAGGCATAGGCCACCGCCGAGTAGCTCGCCGGCCAGAGGTTCTGGTCGTCGTAGAAGCTCAGCGAGGGGAGGCCCAGGTCGTCTGCAACGATCAGGACCACGTTGGGCGGCGCGGGAGGGATCTCGGGCCAGTCGTGCGTGAGCGTGTTCGCTTCGCGCACCGTGAGCGTGGTCGTCGAGGACTCGCGCACTGTCACCGTGGCCTGGCAGGAGTCTCTGACCGTGACCGTCGCCTGAGACACGTCGGGCACCGTTACGGTGGCCTGGGACGAGGCCCGGACCGTCAGCGTGACCGTGGTCGGCTCCCGCACCGTGACCGTGGCGCTCGCGGTGTCCTTGACGGTCACCGTGGAGGAGGTGGCCGCGCGGACGGTGAGTGTCCGCTGGCTAGAGGCCATGGCCTACGGGAACTCCCGGAGTTCCGCCTCTCCGTACAGGACCGGCACCACGTACGAGCCCGTAGTGGTGACCAGCGACAGGGACCACCAGAGCTGGCCAGCAGCAGAGGCCACAAGCTCGTCGTCAGGCCATCCGAAGGCCACGATCCCCGAGGCGAATGTGGAGTCGTCCGAGAACACCGAACCCGACGAGACTGCATCCGCGTCTGCGTCCTCGGGGCGGTTCTTCAGGTACACCTGCCAGGACGCGATGCCGGACGAGAGATCCCAGGCCGCAGCCGTGGACGACAACAGCAGCTCCACCTGCTTGAAGTAGGTGCAACCCACGTAGAGCGCGTCATCCCCCATCAGGTCCAGGCGGGCCGGCGCGATGTTGTCGAAGCCTGTGGCTTGGAGGGCCATCAGTCGAAGGCGATCGTCACGTCGCCCGTGTTGTTCGCGTTCCCGACCGCCGTGATGACGCCTCGAACCCAGGTCAACGGCTTGACGGGCGCCGTGGGATTGGTGCCATCGGGGGTGACCGCGAACTGGTCGTCATCGGCCGTCATCGCGGCGAACGTGAACAGGTCGTAGACCACGTCCTGGTCCACCGAGGTCTCGATCTGGAGCGTCACGGACTTGCCCGTGCCGGCGAGGTTGCGCACCGAGGCGCTGGCCTGGAGACTGCCTATCAGGGAGCGGTCCGTGCCTCCCCGGAATCGGACCCAGGGGCCGTTGACGGGCGGAGAACTGAGGTCTTGCGCGTCCAGCGAGGTCTTCCAGACGATCATGCTACGCCTCCTCGAGGCCAGGGATTGCCGGGGTGGTGCCGTCGCCTCGGATGAGGCGGATGGTCGGGGCCTGAGTGCCGCCGCTGATCTCCACCTGCTTGGGCGGGGGTCGGAACGATGCCGAGCGCCGCTCCAGGAGCTTGAGGGCCATCGTGGCGTCGTCCTCGGCTAGCTCGGCCACCGTGTGGCACTTGCGCGCCAGGCAGAGCGTCCCCTCCGAGACCCAGTAGTCCCAGTCGTCCTGGAGGGTGCGGCCATCGGGGAGCTCGAGCTTGCGCCAGCCCTCCAGGGTGACGCGGGCGATGCTCGCCAGGATGGCCGATTCGGAGTAGCTCATCCCCAGCCAGGCGCACTGGCAGATGCGGGCCCAGCGGGTTGTGGTCCACTTGGTTCCCCCGCCAGTCAGGGATTGCACGGCTTTTTGGCCGAGGTGGGAGGCGACCTTGCCCTCATCCGGTAGCGGCATGGGGGCAGTATGTGGTGGTCAACTGCCCCGTGTCAACCCCAGATCTTGTAGCGTGGCGTCGCCCCCTCCAACATGGAATCGAGGGCCGTCTCCAGGGCCTGCGTCACCTGGCGTGCTATCCGTAGGCAGTCCTCGCTGGAAACATCCCTGGGAAGCGAATTCCTAGGTAGTGCGGCGCGGTACAGGACGCAGTGCTCCGAATCGTTGACGGTCAAGACGATGCTGCTGGAGGGCAGGTCGGCGGTGATGCGTAGCTTCATGGCCTGGAAGGGGCGGCGGCCCCGGTCAGTTCCCCACCCCAGGGTTCAGCGATCCGGTTGGATCGTGGGGGGGCCGCCGCTGTGGGGTTCATCGAGCACCCACTCGAAGAAATCGTGGCCGCTATAGGTCCGGCAGAGAACGAGCCTGTAGGTGTCTACCTCGGCCATCGGCGGGAAAGAAGTCTCGGATGGGTCGTAGGAGGTAGGTATCGGCGGCGGACGGGGCACGTTGAGCACCGGCCATGTGCCCTCTAGCACCTTCCCGTGGGCGACGCCGCCGTACGCCATGCCGCGGTAGCGGCGCTTCTGGCACTCGCGGTCGGTCATGCCGGGCCCTTCCCGCAGACCCAGATCGGGACCCACTCGCCGCTCGTGGTCTGCTCCCAGCGATCGGGGGGGCGGTGGGAGGTCATGTTCTCGGCCGCCTCCCGGGAGAGGAAGTGGTAGCGGGGGCCGGCCTGGGCAGGATCCGCGTCCGTGGGGTACGTCTCGGGCTGGCCCAGCGGGACGCCCTTGAATGTCGGTTGGTCGCTCATGCTTGGCTGTCGAGCTGCGGGGGCGGGTCGAAGGTGTGCTGGCGCCAGAAGTCGATGGCCCGCCGCTCGTGGTCGTCAAACAGGGCCTCGGTCTTGCGCCGGAGCTCATCCGCCTTGGCGTAGAGCGGGGCGAAGATTTCCCTGAGCACCGGATCGCCGGCGAGCAGAGGCGGATCCTCGCCTACCAGCCGGCCGCAGTCCTGGCAGGTCGTGCCCCACTCGCGGTCGAGCGTGGAGGGGTGGGGGCAGGTGATCATCGGTGGTCCTCCAGGGTGACCATGCCGGGAGCTATGATCAGCGCGCCGGCCTCCAGGGCAGCCTCCCGGCCTCCGGCGGCATCGAAGTAGACCACGCCCTCTGGACATTCTTTGACCCTGGGACGGGTGAGTGTGTACGTGGTGCCGTCAAGAGATGGGTGCTCCTCGCGCTCATCCTCCAGTACCACGCCGGGGATCGGGGGCTCGAGCTCCCAGCGGCGGTTGCGGCGGACGAAGCGGGAGGCCACGGATTCGCGGTCCGAGGGTGGCCCAACGGCGGCGGCGGGGGCTGCGGCGAGGCAGCCGAGCAGGGAGCGGCGGCTCAGCATGGGATGTCCTCCAGCAGGTACTCGAACAGGTACTGCCCGCGGATGTCCGGCCACTCGCGCGCCAGGTCCAGGTGGTCGTCGGGGTCGCGCCTCGCCTCGTCGCACCGGATCAGGAAGCGCTCCAGGCGGGTCCCCTGGGGCGGACTGAGGCGCAGGAGGATGGTCTTCTCCGTCCAGACGGTTTCGGACTTCAGGGACGGGTCGCGGCTGGAGAGGGTCATGGAGCCTCCGGGGCTGGGTTGGCGGACCGGGGGACAGGGAGCGGGCGCCCCGGCCTCGATTCACAGCCGGGGCGCCCATCTCGGGCCTCCAGGTAGGGCCGGGGCCGGCCGGAGGAGATCGCCGGCAGCGCCAGGCCGCACCGAGAGGAGACTAGCGAGCGGGGGCGGGCATCGCAAGCCCGGACGTGCTAGGATCCCAACATCGGTTTCGCGGGTGTCATGGCCCTCGAAGGGTGGCCCCGGGGGTACTCCGCTCCCGGGGCCTTTTCGTAAGCCCGCGTCCCACGGGCGGTTATGCCATTGATTTTGTGGCACAAAACTCCCGGGTTTCGGTGCACAAAACTCCCCGCCAGCCGATAATAGGGGGGTCGCGGGCGCGCTGCCCGCCCTACCCCGAACCCAGAGCATCCGCCATGAACGAAACGACCAAGAAGAGGGCTATCGCCAAGGCCGAACGCACCCTTTGCCTGAGCGAATGTAGCGGAATCCTTGCGACCGTCGCCGCAGCGATGGTGAAGGCCCACGGAATCTACTTCGCCGTGGTCGATGGCCAGCGCGTCGCAATCGTTGCCGACGCTTCCGAAGCCGCCCGCTAGACCGCCCTACCCCGAACGAGCCATGCACGCCCCGCAAGTCATCATCATCGCCTTACTCTCTATCGAGGCCATTTCCGGCGCTGCCATCAACGGTACTCCGAAGCGCGCGCCCAAAGAGGGAGAGACCGTGAACGGCCTGATCTACGTGGTGCGCTCCGTGATATGGGCCGCCCTGCTTTGGTGGGGCGGCTTCTTTTCCTGAACCACTGACCCCGAACGAGCCATGACCAGCAAATCTACCGATCCGCGCTTCATACGTCTGGAGATCTTCGAAGGCACGGCATTCATCGACGCGCGCACCATCTCCTCGGTGCGTCCCAACCCGGACGCGGACACGCGCGATTGGTGGCCTAGCATCGTGACCCAAGTCGAGGGCACATCCATGCCCCAGTACCGCACCAGCGCAACCGCCAAAGATGTGATGGAGGCTATCCGTCGGGCGCTCTCGGAGGGCGCGAGGGCCGAGGAGGTGCAGCCGTGAGCGCCCACACGCCGACGCGACTGGAGAAGGCCCTGGAGGACGCCGGGGTGATCTACGGAAAATCGGACGGCCACTACTACTACAACGGCCTCATCGATTACGTCATCCTCGACGAATACTTGGCCCAGGCAAGCGCCGCGCTCGATGAAGCCGAGCGCGCCCAGCGCGAGCTGATCGGGGAGATGCGGGAAGCGCTGGCCGATGTGATGCAGGACATCCGCGAGACTGGCATCTTCAATGGTGATCCCTGGCCCGCCGGGTCTCGCGCCGTGATTCTGCTCGACCGGATCGCCAAGTGCAAGGCCCTGGAGGAAGACGGCGAGGAGGTGAAGCCGTGACCACCAACATTGACCGCCTGCGGTACACCGCCAAGGATCTCGAAGCGCACTACCCAGGAGCTCCCGCGGGCATCGTTGCCTCGGCATTCCTGGCCCTCCTGGACGACCGCCGCTTCGAGGCCGCGAAGGCGGCGATGCAGGGGATGGTGGGCTCCCCTGAGTGGCAACACGAGGCGAAGCAGGTGGTCGGCCACAACGAAGGAATCGACCAAGAGAGCGCCATCGCCCACTGGAGCGTGAAGCAAGCCGACGCCCTGCTCGCCGCCCTGGAGGTCGACCAGTGATCACCCTAGCCGAGCAGGTGGACGAGCTCCCGCGCTACTGCGGGCTCAGCGATGCCGAGTTCTCCCGGGCCTTCGGGCTCGTGGGGGGCGCCACCGTCTTCTACCGCTACCCCACCGGGAGCAAGATCGTCGTCTTCCCGTTGCCAACTCCCGATGAGCGGATCCGAGGTTTGCCACCGTTCGTCTTTGACGGCGACCAACGAATCGAGGTCGTGCCGCCGCTCGAGCCCTCAGACCATGACCCCAACCCCTGAAGCAGCCGTGACCCCCGAAGAGAAGCAGGCCCTACTGCGCGATGCAAGGTGGGCGCTCCGGGCCCTCGTCCGGACCGTGGCCGACTCGGACCTGTCCAAGGTGCCGAAGCACGACAGGAATGCCATCAACGCCCGGCTGCGGGACGCCCACCACATGCTATCGCGGCTGAAGGCCGCCCTGGAGGAGGACCCCGACGAGCTGCGCAAGGCCGAGGAGTCTGAGTGAAGTCCGAGCGTGGAGTAGGCCGGCCCAGGACGCTCGGCCGAGATGCCGTCAAGCTGTCCGGCCTCTGGGTCTCCCGCCAGTTGTGGGAGGCGCTCGTGAGAGCAGCAGCCAGGCGCGGAGAGAACGGCGCCACCGTACGCAGGGAGGCCCTCGAGGCCCACCTGAAGATCAAGAAACCCTAGACCCTCGAGCTGTTGGGCGAGGCCCACGGAGTACAGCGCATGAGCACACGAAGAGACATCGCCGTCACGGCGGTCATCGAGGCCCTGAGGCCAATCATCGAGCGCAGCGACCACGGCTGCGCCATCCCCATCACCATCGAACTCACCGAGGACCACTGGGACGCGCTCAACCAGGCGTGGGCAGAGCTCCACGGTGACATCTCTCGCAGGGACATGCGGTTTCCCGAGGAACCCATCCCGCTCGAACAAGACCGCCCCTCCCCTTTCTAGCCATGACCGACGACACACTGAGAATCTGGAACGCCCTCGCAACCACCAACCCCAAGTACACCAAGCACGTTGGGCAGCGCGGGGGCTTCACCGCCATCGATGCCTACTACAAGATCCAGGAGGCCACCCGCGTCTTTGGACCCGCCGGGGAAGGCTGGGGATGGGATGTTGAATGGCGCCTAGAGGGAAAGGCCTGCGTTGCGCTCGTCACCCTCTGGCACGGGTCCCGGGAAAACCGCGTTCCCGCCGTGGGCTGCTGCGCCTGGCTCCAGGGAAAAGACCAGCGCCTCGACCCTGAAGCGCCCAAGAAGGCCCTCACGGACGGGATCACCAAGGCCCTCTCCTACCTGGGCTTCTGCCACGATGTCTTCATGGGGGCCTTCGACTCGAACAAGTACGCTGAGAGACAGGCCCAGGTTCCGCCTGGGAGCCGCCAGGGGCGCTCGGAGCCCTCGGCAGCCGAGATCCACGGGGAACCCGCCACAGGCCTCCACAGGGACGCACAGCGCACCGCAGGGGACCCCGACTGGCTGGACCAGAAGTTCACCTTCGGCAAGCACAAGGGCAAGACCTGGCGCTGGTTCTCCGAGGGTGACCCTGACGGCCAACGCCACGGCTACCTCAAATGGCTGGCATCGAAGGACCCGACGGAGGGAGATCCGAAGTACCACGACGCCAACCTCGAGCGGCAGCGGCGAGCCGGGATCGTCATGGAGATGATCGAGGCCAAGGGCGGCCAGGACTCCGAGGAGTACCTCAAGCCCGAGGACAGCGACTGGGGAACGATCCCCGCAGACTTCAATGACCAGGATGTCCCCTTCTGAGGAGGTGAAGCCGTGAAGCTCACAACCACCGAGATTCTTGCTCGGTTCGGTCCATGTAACGAGTCCCTCGCCTGGATGGCCGCACACCCCGACCCGCGTGAAGCGTGGCAAACGTGCGAGCGCGGAGACTGGATGGTGTTTGCCTGGGAGCGACTTGAGTTCCTGTTAGAGCAGCGCAAGCTCATCGCCTTAGCCGCCGCTCGGTGCGCCAGGCTGGAGATGTCATACGTCAGAGATGGACACACCTACGCATCCAAACGCGCCGAAATACTCGCTCGGTGCGCGGACATCGTACGCGAGTTCATTCCAGAGCCGCCCGCTGAATGGCTCGAGGAGGTGCAGCCGTGACACGAATTCGATGTATCTGGGTCTCACATACTGGCCACTGGGAAGAGTCATACTTGGCCGATGCCTGGGATGAATTCTCAGTAGATGAGAACCCTACAGGTTGGGAGGACGCCGTGAAGAAGGCGCGCAAGAGCGGACATGTGCGTATCTGCGTCATTGAAGTCCCGACAGACAAGCTGGAGTCCCTCTGGGTCGGAGACGTCATACCTGGGGAGGTGAATCCGTGACCCTCTACTGGAGCGCGCGGAGGAACGACTACGTCCACCTGGGGCGAGAGGTGCAGGGGCCGCGCTACGACCCGTGGGTGGTGTGGACCTGGAACGCAGACCTAGGCCGGTGGGAGAGGCCGGACGGGAGGCGCCCCGGTGCTCCCATCGTTCTGTCCACGGAGGGCGCTCGCAGGCGCAGCGTGTCCGAGGAGCCCCGCAGGCACTCCCAGATTGCGCTCTCGACACCGGAGACCTGGAGCGATCTGGGATTCCGGTCCGAGCGTGAGTGCAGCCGCTGGATGGACGCTCGCCGGGGGGTGCTCTGATGATTACCTCCTGGACGGTGTGGGCGCTCGTGCTCGTCGTGTACTGGATCTTGGCAGAGATCGTGATCGAGCACCACGATTGGGACGGAGACCAGTAAGGTGTTACCCTCACTTGCATCGGGCGAACTGAGTAAGCATTCTCAGGGAGTCCTGGACCGCAGGGCGTCGTCGGCACTAGCTGGCCGGCGGCGCCCGGGTCCGCCAGCTAGAGGGCCTCGAAATGCAAGATCGCGCCCGGGTGGCCACATGAGCCTCCCCTACTACCGCCGGTACCCCACTGACCTCTGGGGAGACTCCAAGGTCCAGCAGATGAGCGGGGCCGCCCAGCTCGCGCACGCCGGCCTCCTCGATTTCGCCCACCAAGGGCCGGTCAGGAACCCGGGCGCCCTCCTGCGCCGCTGGGAGCAGCCTGAGGAGCTCTGGGAGGAGATCCGCGAACTCTGGTACGAGACCCCCGAGGGGTGGCGCCAGAAGCGCATGGACCAGGAAATCGCGTGGGGACAGTCCCGCCGCGAGAAGGCCCAGGCCGCCGTACAGGCCCGTGAGGCCATGCGCAACAGCCCGAGATCATCGGACGATGATCGGACGATGAACGCGCGATCATCGAACGATCATCTAACCAGCACCAGCACCAGAACCAGAACCAGCACCAGAACCATACAACCAGAAGAAGAAACCACCCCTAGCGGGGATGGCTCACCCTCCGAGACCAAGGCCAAGAAGTCCCGCAAGCCCACAGAGGGCCAGACCCGGGCGGCGGTCGAGAGCTTCCTGGGCCTCCAGGCGCTCCCAGGCTTTGTGGAGGCCGTCCTGGCGTGGCGGGAGGCCCTGGGGGCCAAGAAGCGCTGGGCGAGCGTGGCTGCCCTCCGAAGCCGCCTCACGTGGCTGGAGAAGCACCGGGAGGACGCCCTGGACCTGGTGCGCATCGCCACCGAGGAGTGCTGGACCGACCCGGTACACGCTGAGAAGCGGCTCCTGGAGAGGCGAGGTAAGGCCAACGGCCGGGCGAAGAGCGACGGGTACTACCGGCACCCGGACAACCGATGAGCGGCCCCGTCCCCATCGGCCCGATCGCCCAAGCCATCGTCAAGGGCCTGCGGAGCTGCGTTGACCCCCACGACGCCCCGATCCCCGAGGCCCGGGAGAGAGAGCCCGAGCCCCGAGTCTGGCCTCAGAACCGCGATGAGCGCCGCAACTGGTGGACAAACTGGATGCTGGACCACCTCCGCGCCACAACCTGGATCCCGACGGCCGCCACCGAGCACTTCCAGGGCAAGCACATCCTGCACCTCACCCTCCAGGCATCGGGGCTGGCTGAATTCCCACACCTGTCGGACTTCGACATCAAGGCTTCCTCCTCCGCGCTCTACCGCGACGGGGGGCTGCTCGTGATCTCCTCTCGGGCCTCGGGCGCCGGCAAGTCCACCTTCGCGCTCTGGCACCTCTACCGGCACGTACGCCTGGAGGCCGAGCGCCTGGCTGACGTGCCTGGGCTGGAGTGCCGCTCGAGCGATGCCCCGGCCGCGAGCGGGTTTTCCCCCGTCTGGATCTCCTGGCGCCGGGTTGTGACGCTGCTCAAGGCCCAGATGGGCCGCCCGGTGGCCGAAGACCTCCGCGACCGCCTTCACGCCGCGTCCTTCCTCGTCCTGGACGACCTCGCCCTGATGCGCGAGTGGGAGCACGGGGAGTTCGAGGAGCTCGTGGCCCACCGATACAGCGACATGCGCCGCACGATCTGCGTCGTGAACGTCGAGCTCGACCAGCGGGTCTCGGACGTGCTCGGACCCCGCGTGCAGAGCTTCCTAAGCGAGCGCGGCGCATCCGTGCAGATCCTCGGCGACGGGTTCCGCGTCGGGAAAACCGTGAACTACGCAATCGAGCCCACACCGTTCTGACCACTAACCCTTCAAACCAGCCATGACCCTCATTCGAGTCAAAGCAATCCGGCCCGAGACCACCTACGCACCCCTGGAAGGCAACATCGCCCCAGGGCCTCCTGAGAGCGCGCAGGAGCGCGCCGCGCGGAAAGCGGCCCAGACCACGCAGATCGCGTCAAACCTCGCCCACGGCCTTCTCACAGCGCCTGACGGGCCGTTTGAGCCCCAGCCCGGGGAGAGTGGGTACATGGCGCCCCACGAGAGGCTCCTGGTCTACGTCGAGAAGGCCCGGATCGAGATCGAGCGCGCCCTGCCCGGGTACCTCCAGTCCGCCATCGGCAGGCTGGTCGCTGTCGAGAGGCGCGTATCCGAAGACCCCAAGGCGATGCACTCCAACCAGGTGCTCGGGCTCCTCGACGGCGCCCTGAGAGACCTGACGGGAGGGGAGGGGGCCGATGCCCGCTGACTACCAAGCCCCCGGAGAGGGGGAGCGGTTAGAGGCTGCGCGCAAGATGCTCCTGCTGCCACGCGCTGAGTGGTGCACCAACGAACTCGTGCGATCTGCCTTCGAGCTACGCAGAGCTGGACTGTCGGCGGCGTTCGAAGGAACGCTCTTGATGGCAGAGACGATGAGCGAAATGCGAGAGTCGCTCGGAAAGCAGGCCGCGCTGGCGGATCGTCTTGGATCCACGGCGCGCTTTCTCCTCGACATGCTTACGATGGACAACGATCAGGTGGATGCGATGTACGGCCGCAAGGATTCGCTGGATCAGGCGGCAACGGAGTTGCGCGAGGCGCTCAAGGCGTGGGAGGCTACACGATGAAACCGCAAGAGCAGGGAACGACGGTCACGCCGGAAGACGGCCTCATGATTCTCTCTCGCGCCATGCCGGCGATCAGCGCGGCCTTCGAGGGGCAAGGTGATGGCCCTGCCTCTGCGTGTTCCAGCGCCATCGTCGGCTATGGCAACGCTCTGCTGGAGTGCGCCCACCTCCAGCGCGAGCTCGCGGAGGCGCGGAGCGTGATCGAGTCCATCAACCCGGAGCAGAACTGCCTGGCCCTCCTGGACCTGTACCGCGAGCGGGAGCGGGAGGCCCGGGAGGAGCGGGACGAGGCGATGGGCAAGCTAGCCGAGGAGGGCGGATCGATGATGGCCTGCGAGCAGAAGATCGAGGACCAGCGCGCCCTGATCTTCGAGCTGCGCGAGGGCATCGGAGACATCGACCTGTGGGAGACCTTGGTGGCGCGGTGTAACGCCCTCCGCACCCGCGTCGCCGCGCTCGAAGAGGAGCGGGAGCGGCTGCGGGCCTACGTCCTTTCGGATGCCGAGTGCCCGTGCTGCGAGGAGACAGAGGCGTGCTTCGACGACTGCACCTTCCGCGCAGACTGTCCCGACGGATGGGAGCGCATGGTCGCTGCCCGAGAAACCCTCTCCCAGCCCGCCAGCCCGGCGCAGGAGGCCCGCGATGAGAACCTGGCTTAGGCGCTGGTGGGGCCGCCGAAGGTTGGCTCACTACCTGTCTTGGAACGGGCACATCGTTCGTCAGACGGATGGGCATTGCTCGTTCTGCGAGGACGCCGCGCACCTGTACTTCATTCACGACTGCATGGCCCTGTGCTTCGACTGCTGGGCCGAGGCCAAGACGTTTGGATGGCCGGACACGGAGGAGACCACCGATGAGAATTGAACTGATCGACTGCGAGCGCGTGCTACTCAAAGAGATCAAGGATCCGAGCATGACGCGCCGTGACGTGGCGAAGACGTACGCGCTCACCATACGCTCGAGCGTGGCGAGCGATCGCGTGGATTGGACGAAGGTGAACTCCGCGATCATCGCCAGGTGGTCTCCGAGCGCCCTCGTGTGGATCAAGGAACAGGCATGGAGCGGCAAGTGCTTCGATGGAGGCCCCCGATGAATCCGAGTGAACGAGAGCAAGTGAGGGAGGCGCTGGAGCAAGCCCGGCACTCCATTGACACCCGCTATGGTGAGCCGGGTTCCAACAACATCGACAGGGATCTGCTCACGAACGTCGCAGCCGCCCTGGCCCTGCTCGACGGTGAGGCCGAGCCCCAGCCCGCGGAGCCGGAGCCCTGCTGGATGTGCGGAGGCGATCGCGTCCTGCCAGTAGCGGATCCGGGCCGCATGGAGGTCACCGGGGAGGTGCCATGCCCGACGTGCTGCCCCCAGGGCGAAGGAGGCCCGCGATGAATAACCAGGGTTGCTGCGCACACATAACGGTTCGATACGATCCCATCCACTACGAGAACGGCACGAACGGCGATAGGTGGACCTGTCAGACGTGCGGGAGCGAGTTTGCTCCGCGAACAGCCTCCCCGCTCAACGTGAAGCCCGAGCCCCAGCCCGCGAAGGACGAGTTGGTCGGCATGACGACCGTCGCGGGCCAACTGGTAGACATGGCCCACCCTGTCAGCGCGCTCAAGGAAGCCTGCGATCTGCACGGGTCGAAGCTCGTCTCCGTCACCATCGACGAGGACCATCACCGCCAGATCCGATCGCGCGAGCCGGCCTACGAATGCGTTATCGAGGTCTACGGGGTAAGGGTGCTCTCGGACGCCGCCCTGGCCCTGCTCGACGGTGAGGGTGTGGAGCCGGAGTGTCTGCACGAAGCTTGGGAGGAGAATGGCGGTTCGCGCAAGTGCATCGACTGTGGCCAGCATCTGCCAGCCCCCCACCCCTCGGGGGATGAGCCCCAGCCCGCCGTTGACGAAGATCCAGAGTGCGATGCCGAGGAGGGCTCGTGGTGCTGCACGCTCAAGGCCGGCCACGCTGGTCCTCACGCGGCGCATGGAACCCAGGACGGCGCGAAGGCGTACCGCATCTGGCCGGCCGAGCCCCAGCCCGACAAGCGAGGCGTCTATGAGAAGTTCCGCATCGAGCGCACAGACGGCCGCTCTGCGCCAGGAGAGAAGCACCACGGCTGCCGGTACTTCGTGCTGGACCTCGACCACGACAAGCACGCGCCCCCGGCTCTGCGGGCCTACGCGGAGTCGTGCGGCGAAACGCACCCGCAGCTCGCGGCTGAACTCGAAGAGGTCGCCGGGCAGGATAAGCCCACGGCGTGCGGTGATTCTCTGGAAGGATTCATGCGCGGTTCCGCGCCCCAGCCCGAGGAGCCCGACCCCTGCCAGGAGAGCCGCCCGCTTGAGGCATCTGTCCATTTTGAGTGCCCCTCCTGCCGCCGACGCTTCCATCTCGGTAAGCGCTCCGTGGACGAGTGGCTCCAGGAGATCCAGGCGCACCCCTGCGGATACATCTGGCCAAGCTCCAAGCCCCAGCCCGAGGAGCCCGACCCCTGCCCGGAGTGCGAGGGGAGAGGGGAGGTGGCCTCTGGCATCACGAACTCCGAAGGCCATCACATGGGCGAGCCCTGCCCGACGTGCGGAGGCGCTGGCCTGGTTGGCAGAGGGCCGGTTGGTTCTAGCCCGGCCTGCGGCGGACACCCGGACCCTGGTCTTGACGAGCGCTATCCCTGCCCGACGTGCTGCCCCCAGGGGGAAGGGGAGGAAGCCCTGGAGGAGCACATCATAGAGCATGGTGATTGGAGCCGAGTAGAAGAGATGCGGGATCGTCTAGAGGCCGTGGCTTGCTTCCTCGACGACTTCGACGACCCCGATCCGGATGGAGATGGAGACTGGAGAGACGCAGCTCGACAGATGCGCGAGATTGGGGAATATCTTGCTGGCTGCCGCGCCCCCGCCCAGCAGGGGGAAGGTGATGGCGAGCGCTCCATCGGACCCCCGTGCGGACATTCTGAGCAGTTCTCCGATTCTCAGCTCCACGGTGTCTGCATCTTCTGCTACCGGGATCGCCTTGGGGCGGCGGTCGCCAAGCTCAAGGAGGCCCGCGCCCCCCTCCCCTGCGGCCACCCGGCAGCCTGCGCCGCAGGTGGGGTGACACGCTACTGCGGATGGTGCGCCGAGCTCGAGGCCATCCGCTCCGCTACCCCGCCCCCGGACGCCGACGCCGAGAAGCTGGCGCTGGACATCGAGAAGGCGCAGCTCCCCTACAGCGAATCATGGGCCGCCCGCGCTCGCGCCCTGCGCCCGCAGGTGAGCGAGGAGTTGATGGAAGCCATAGAGGACATCGAAGGCACAGCGAACGGAGCCGAAGGCGAGTGCTGGTTCTGCTCATCTCGCCCGTGTGGAAGCGACGAGTGCCAGACCATGCGAGACGCACTTGCTTCGCTCCGCGCCCTGGCGTCCCGCCTGGCGGGGGGAGGGGAGCGATGAGCACTGACCCGAGAGGGTGCCCAGCTCCGGGTGCATGTAGCGCCGCCGTCCGCATCGCCTCCCTGGAGGCCGCCTGCGCGGAGCTGCGCCAAGAGCGGGACGAGGCGCGGGCTTTGGCCGCAGACGCCTACAGCATCTTGGTCCGCCGAGATGACATCGAATGGGGATCCGAGGTGGCGGGGCTGCTTCTTACGGCAGCTCACGTCGCGTCTAAAGGCGAGGTCCGGCTCGCCGAGGTCGAGCGGGAGCGGGACGAGGCGCGAAGCAAGATCAGCTACTGCCGCTCCAAGCTCGCCGCCTCCAAGGAGTGGGCACGAACGATAAAGCGAGAGCGAGACGCGCTCAAGGCCGAGCTGGAGCACGAGAAGTTGGAGCACGCCGACACCGTGGACATCGCAACGAAGTGCATGCGAGAACGATACGCCCTCCGCTCCAAGCTCGCCCAGACCGAGGAGCGGGAGAAGCGGCTGCGGGAGGCCGCGCTGAAGGTGGAGGCTTTCTGGCGCCTAGACGGCATCCACGATGAGGAATGCGCCTCCAACAACACGACTGATGGGAGCATCTCCGATGAGGCGTGCGACTGCGGATGGCCGGACCTGCGCAGCGCCTTCTCCCAGCCCGAGACCGACGAGGGGGATGCCGAGTGAAGCGCCGCCCCCTCAAGCGCCGCTCGGGCCTCGCCCCCATCGGGAAGCAGGCCGCCCAGGAAGCCCCGGCAGAGCTGGCCTTCAATCGCGCCGTGCGCGAGCGGTGCGTGGTCCCCGGCCTGACGACCCCCGAGGGCGACCCGCTCTACCGCTGCGAGCGCTGCGCCATCGTCCGAAGTTGGATCACCCCGCACCGTCTCTGCCTGCGCTCCCGCTCCCGGGGCCACAGGTGGAAGCACGACCCCGACCGCAACGGCGCCGGACTCTGCTCCCGCTGTCACGCCCAGGTCCACTTCGGAACCCGCTCGCAGACATCGGACCACGACGACTGGATCAAGCCCCGCGCCTGGCTGGATGCGGGCGGCCGACTATCATGAGAGACGGAATGAGCCTCACAGAGAACATGCGCCTCATCGTTTGCGGTGGTCGCAACTACGGAGATCGAAGCACCATCAACCGCCATCTCGATATCCTATCACCAAACCTGGTGATAACTGGAGCTGCGCGGGGCGCCGATCAGTTGGCCGAGGAGTGGGCGCGTCTGCGCGGCGTACCCCTCGTTAGCGTTCCAGCGCTTTGGGGGGCCGAGGGAAGATCCGCAGGCGTGCGACGCAATCAGCGCATGCTCGACCTCGGTATAGCGGATGGAGTACTAGCATTCCCGGGAGGCCGAGGGACTTCTGACATGGTGCGTCGAGCCAGGAAGGCCGGGCTCATCGTGGCGGACCTTGGAGCGCTATGGGAGGATGAGACGCCGTGAGCCGCTACCGATCCCGCCGTGACGCGAACGAACCCGAGATCGTGGCGGCGCTCAGGGCCGCCGGAGCTACCGTGAAGCTGCTCGAACCGAGCTCTGACGGCCTCCCCGATCTGCTCGTCGGCCTGCGCGGCAAGAACTACCTCATCGAAGTGAAGAACCCAGCCACCCGCCGAGGCCAGCAAGGCACCGGCTCCAAGACCGCCCAGCGGCAAGCGGACTTCCGCGCGCGCTGGAACGGCCGCCCCGTGGCGGTCGTTGAAACCCAAGACCAGGCCCTCGCAGCCGTGGGGGCCACAACCACCGCCATCGTCAAGAAGCCATGATCGCCGCCCTGTACGTCGAGCGCGGAGGGGTCTACTGGGACCTCGAGGGCGTGGACCCGTGGGACGAGGCGCGCGACGCGCGGACGTACGCGGGCCCGTGGCCTGTCGTGGCGCACCCGCCGTGTTCGAGGTGGTGTCAGCTCGCCAGCGTCAACGAAGCCAGGTATGGGCAGACGATTGGCGAGGACGGAGGATGCTTCGAGGCCGCGCTAGAGGCCGTCCATAGGTGGGGAGGCGTTCTGGAGCACCCGGCGCTTTCGCTTGCCTGGGATCGATTCAGCCTCCCACGCCCTATCCGTGGTGGGTGGACCGGATCGATGTTCGCCCCTGGGTTCTCGACAGAAGTTTCCCAGATCGCCTACGGACACCGCGCTCGCAAGCGGACCTGGCTCTACTCCTGCGGATCACGACTGATCGATCTCGACTGGAGCGAGCCTCCCAGCGAGGCATGGGTCTCGTGGGGAGACTTCGACCGATACCCCGATCAGCCACGGCTCGGCAAGCGCGAAGCCAAGGCCACACCAATTCCCTTCCGCGATCTCCTCCTGGACATCGCACGTTCCTGCAACCGCAACACAGCTACCAAGCCATGATCTCAGCCCTATTCCTGACAGCCTGTCTCCTCTCCGGAGACACCCACAGCTACAACCTCGCCACCCAACAGTGGATGAACTTCGACCACGCCTGGTACGACCCGGTTGGGAACCAGGCGCCCGCCGGTGGATACTCGAAGACGTTGTACCTCGACCCGCCGACGAGCACGCCCACCTCGATAACGATCAGGGGCGTAGCGACGCACACATATAGGACGATCTGGGAGAACAGATCCGACCACACGGTGAGCCCGTACATCACCTGGAACGGAACCCAATTCCTGGACGCGAAGCAGCGCATCGATCACGAGCTCTTCGGGTGCTTTGGTTCACGCGCAGCCGACTTCGAGGAGATTGCGGCTCCCAACCACTCCTCGTTCATCTACTTCGACCGGGCCCCCTACATGCCGCCACAGCAACTCAACGCCTACGACGGCACGCCGCTCATCGACTGGGTGAATCACACCTGGGCCTGCGGCTTGGACTCCTGGGTCTACCAATGCTTGGGGACCGTCCCGGTCTGCCAGCAGTCCCAGTGCACGGGGTCAGAACCCCCGAAGGTCACCGAGTTCACGATCGACTTCGCTCCGTTGGACGAAAAGCACAAGGCCGGATGGATGGGGGGCCTGCTCGTGTACTACCTCCCGACCACGAGAACGGTGGGGCACTCCCCGTTCGGAGACGGAATCACCCACGAGTGGTTCGACTGGACGGACTGCCGCGTCAACACCACGCTCACGATAACCTACAACTACGGGGCCTCGCCGTTCGGAGCGGGCTCCTGCGAGCCGCTGCCGAACTCGACCGGACAGCCGTGCCTGATCGCGCAGAGCGGCTCCTCGATCGTCGCCACGGGCGCCCCCACGGGATCCTACTGCGTCCTCTTGCGGGCGGCCTTCACCGCTCCGGCGTGGCCCTGGTTCTCTGGAAACTTGTGCCTCAACGTCACCGGCCCCGGCTACGGCCGCACGCTCGTCCCGAACATCACCGACCCGGGCGGAACCGTGGCGGTGCCCATCAACCTAGCTGACTACACGGAGCCGGACGGCACGGGCGCGTGGGTCCAGCTCTTCTACCGCGATCACGTCGAGGGTACGTCCACCGCCAACCTGAGCGACCTGATCCAGGTGGAGGTCGGACCGTGAACACCGACGCAGCCCGGCGCCTCATCAACCGCGCCCTGGGAGACCTCACGAGAGCCGCTGAGGCCCTCCAGGACGACGCCCCGGTCCAGCCCCCCTCC